TGTTCTCATTCCACGAACCCATCTGGTTGGTGACACCAACAGCAACGGTGAGTCCTGTCACTTGAAGTGGAGCCGTGCTATCAGTGGCTGCTACCTGAGTGTCAGTGACCCAATCACTAACGAGGTTGAACGTTGAGATCGAACGCACACCCAGGTCGTAGGTGACCCCGCTCTCCAGACCATTGATTCGGTAGTTGTCCGACGCAGTGGTGGTGGCGTAGGTGTACTCAGAGTCCCCCGACCTCTTCCACCTGACCTCGAACATCGCCACCTTGGCAACAGAGGTGTCTGGGAACGTCCATGCAAGGTTGATCCAGACGTTGGTGGCATCTGCACCTGTCGTTGGTGTGAGCCCTGTAACGACATCTGGCGTACCTGTGACCAGTGGCAGGCCACCGCCACCTTCACCAACCTCTGGTCCTCCACCCACGGTGAGAGAGCCGGGGATGTGAACTCCCGATGCACCGATGATGAGGTTTCTGGCCAGATTCGTTTCGAGCTTCTTGAGCCGACGATCCAGGTCCCAAAGGATGTTGTTGGGCTTGGGTGTTTGGTAGACGCTGCTCATGTCAACATCACCTCCTTAGTTATTATCATGCCTGGTTAAATTCAGCGGTGTACACTCCGCTCGCACAATCAAGTGTGAGACGAATCAATTTCATAGATCGTGTTGTCCAGTTGATATTTCCCCATGTGCCATTGATGGTCACTGTGTCACCAGGTAGGAGGTTGCCAGCAATGACAGCAGCGAAGTCACTGTCTGTCAGGGTGCAGGTGAACGTTTCGATGGTGTCCTTCCTGCTGGCCAACTCACCGGCTGCAAACTCATCGAGCTGGTCGATGTCCCATCCAGTAGGTGCCCTGAGAACCTCTTCCCAAGCGATCCCCAAGTCAGTGGTGTCGGAGGCGCCTGCCTCTTCTCGATCAGGCCCAGAGCCATCACCAAGGACAGTGATCGAGTTGGCAACGGGAGCACCATCACGGACGTAGTTGGTGATTGCAATGATGTTCGAGCTAGCACCATCAATCTGCAGGTTGTAGGTCGTCTTGGCTGAACCCAGCGGTCTACCGAACTTGATGTACCGGATGGTGTCGACACCATTCCACGACACTCTGAGGTCTAGGCCGTTCTCGATCTCAGTCAGTGACTTGATGGCCTCCCAGATGTTCTCGTGGTCAGCGTGCTGATAGGCGATGGCCAGGTCAGTGCCGATGCTGGAGTTTGCAGGGTCACCAGTGATGTTGAGGTCATCTTTGCCAGATGGCCCTGTTTGCCCAAGAACTGTCAGGCCTTGTGCATGGTCAACTAGCCCTTCGGCAATGACCAGGATGTCTGACCCTGTTCCCGAGCTTCCGTAGAAACTGAGCGACTCCTCCAGATACAGGCCGATGCTGTCCCAGTAGATAGCCGAGTTCGGAGAAGCTGAGCCACCTGGCCAGTAGAGCCTGATCTCGACCGTTTCCCCTCCATACACCAAGATCTCGAATTCGACCCTGATCCACTCATTGCGTGCAGTGGTGTCATCGATGCGGGTGTACCAGTGGCGTCCTGTCCAGACGTTGCTGAGCTGGGTCTGGATGTAGAAGCCTCGGAAGTCGAAGGGTTTCCCGTTGTAGGTGTAGGTGCCATCGTCACGGATGTAGAACCACGCCTTGCACACCACCACGTGGAAGAAGTTCTCCCCGGTGAACAGAGCCGCCGTCTCTTGGATGACCTGGTTGTCTGTCCCGTGGTAGTCGTCGGGATCGATGGGAGAGTCGATTGCATCCCCATTGGTCCTGACATCAGCGGCCCTGTTGTCACCAAGTATTCTCAGGCTCTGGGTGCCCGTCTTGAAATACGTGGTGTCGTAGGACATAACAATGTCAGTACCGGGATCGTTCTCACTCCACCCTGTGCCCAACTCCATGTCACCGTTGGTGAGCAGGTTGGTCCTGGCTGAGTCACCCACGTACCGCTTCTCGAAGTAGTAGGTGAGGCCCTGGCAGCTGACCATCAGGTGAGAGGCAGTCAACTGAGTACGGGTGACGATCCCCCAGAACACCGTGGTGCTGTCACGCTCGATGCGGATCTCACTATTGATCGACATCTCGGTGATGCTGCCAACACTGGCGTGATCGACCGGAATCTTCAGAGTTGCTGCATCATGGTCGTTCAGCACCCAGGTGATCTTGTCAACTTGGGCATCGAACTCACCACTGCCGGTATGGATAGTGGCGATCGTGGCTCCGAGGTTGTCCCCGTCCACGACATACACCGTGTACGTGGTCATGTCTTAGATACCTGCTTGAAGATCTGGGTTTGCTGCTATGTAGGTGACTGACCAGCTGAGTGTCGAAGGTGACCCTCTCACAAAGCCGATCTGTGGCTGCTGGCGAAGCCTAACGAGAGCGTGACGAGTGCCAGCAGGCTCGTACACGATGACCTTGCCATCAGCAGAGACTGCATCGGTGATGTTCTCGAACATCTGCATGGCTTCCCACCAGTCAGAGCCCGATGCAATGACAACTATGCCTGCAACAGTGATCGAGCGGGAAGCGTAAGTGGCATTGGTGATAACCGAACCATCGGTTGCCATCCTCTTCACCAAACGAACATCAGGAGCTTTGGAGCCCCAGCCTCGGATCTCACGTACCCACCAGATGTTGCCATCAGAGTCAGCCGTGTCATCGTTCGTGCGAAGGGTCGTAGGAGTGCTGTTCACCAGATCGATTCGAGTACCCATCAGTTGCCATTCCTCGGTGAAACGATGTCCCCGTAGACAATGTTCGGGTCGACACCGTTGAAGACGAACTGATCACCAGTGCTCTGTGGGCCGCCCACTGGGAAGTTAGGCTCGAAGTCCTCGTAGGGAACATCTCTAGGGCCTGGTGCAGGTGGAAGGCTACCCTTACCGAACCAGCTGTAGCTGAACACCAGCGGGTTGGCATCAATATCGGCAACAAGCTTCAGCCATGAAGGGAAAAGCTCTTCATCGAAGAAGACAGATAGATCATCGAGTTTGGACTGTGGGACGCCCAACCTCTCAGCCAACTCCTCAGCGGTCAGCCCCCAGTTGCTGGAAATCAGCTCCTGCTTTGCTTGAGCTGCCAAGAACGCTTCTTCTAGCCCAAGACCTTCTACTGACAAGGCCAGCGCCAAGTTCTCAGCGAGGGCCATCTGTTGCAGCTGGAACTTGGCAAGCTCTCTTTCACCCATGTTCAGAGCCTCAACCATGGTTCCGGTGGAGTCCTTGACCACTGCACCGAGGAGAGTCCCTGCTGCCTCTGGTCCCGCCATGATGATCTCCGAGACCGTCTTGGCATTGAGGCCCATCGACAGGGCCGTCTTGATGTTGTCGGTGAAGCTAGTGAACTCACCGATGGTGCCACCGAACAGCTTGCTGATCCCACCGGCTGTCGGGTTCTCCAGCTCGAACAGACCTGGGGCCACAGAGCCTGTAGCGCCAATGCTCCCTGCTACAGCGGCAGTTGCTTCGAGAAGATCCTTCTTCCAGTCAGCACCCGCCGCCGTGATGTAGTCAGCCATCCTCTGAGCGTGGAACATTGCATCCTTGGTGTACCGAGAAAGCTGGTTCCCTCCCTCGGCGAGATCATCACCAACAGCTGGTCCGAAGACTGCGTTGTCCCTCATCTCCTGCTCCAGCTTCAGACGATCAATGTTGCCCCTGGCTTGCTGGCCCTTCTCGAATTCGATCATCTGGTTGATGAAGGAGGCGGTTCCGTCACCTTCCAGCTTGAAGGACTGTCCACCCTCACCAGTGGTTATAACACCACTATCGTCATCACCGAACCTCAAGCTCTTACCACCAACGGCAAGCCTCAGGCCGGTATCGAAGTTGTAACCAGTTCCGTTAGCTCCAACGTTGGCGAACTGGTCGATGAACTTGTCGAGAGGGATACCGTTGGCAATTAGCTGCTCTTGGAAACCAAGGTTCTGCCCGAGCTGGTTCTCGATGAACTCTCGACGCTGAGCGATTCGGTTGTCGTCATTCCTGAAGAGGCCAGATGCTTCAGGACCTATCTGCTGTCCCAGTCCTGGGTTGAATACACCTTGAGTAGTGAGAGCAAACCGGATGTTGTCCTGTGTGAGCTTACGAATCTCGTACAGAGGGTTGGCCTTGGCAGCTGCAGCTCCAGCAGCATTGGCATCATCCGAGTGGCGGTCAAATACAGATACGGCCTGAGAGCTAGAGCTAGCACCACCAAGGAATGGTGCAGCAACAGCCGACAAAGCCAAGAGTTGACCAAACCCGAACCCTCCACCACCAGCAAGCATCGACAGGTTGCTGATTGCGTTGGCGAACTTGGCACCAGTCAGCAGGAGGATCACCGTGTTGAGAACTGGTGGGGCATCTGCCAACACCTGCATCAATGCAGTAAGCGCTTCAATCAGCGGGTTGAGGATGGTGATTGCCCCTTGGATGCCAACCATGGTCAGAAGCTGCAATGCTGGCTCGGCTGCTTCATAGAGGCTCATGAACGATTCGACCAGATCGAGGATATTCTCACCAAAGGTAGAAAGATCAGCATTCCTGGTCAGGTCGATGAAGAAGTCGATCATCCTCTCTGCTGCATCACCCATGCGCCCGATGATCGGGTAGAGAGCACCACCCTCTTCTGTGGCCTTGCGGAGCCCCTTGATGAGGATCTCCTGAAGGTCAACCCACTTGCCGTATGCCGGTAGCAACTGTTCACCTACAGCTAAGTAGGTCTCCTGCACATGTCTATTGAGAGATCTCTGTCTCTTGCCTGCTGATTCCAGCGAGGCCTCGTAGGTGCCGGTGATGGTCGTTGCCTGTTCGAGGACGGCATTGACGATGGCCTGGGTCTTCTCGGTCTCGGTCAGAGCCTTGACCGTCTTGCCAAGCTCCTCTGCGTACTTCTTCATGGCGTTCTCAGGGGTGACCTGGACACCAGCGGTACGCAGGACTTCTGACTGCCTGGTGACAACGCCATAGAGGATGCGTTGCAGGGTGTCAGATGAATCCTTGCCCGAGAGCACAGCGAAGTCCTGTGATGCACGAGCCAGCTTCGGGAGTGAGTCGAGGTCAAGCCCCATCCTCAATCCCTGAGAAACGGTGGACTGAGCAACTGCTGTCGTGATGCCCAGATTCTTGATGGCTTCCACATAGCCCTGGATCTCAGCTACCCGCCTGCCATTCTGTTTCGACAGGTTCTCAAGCACGATGTCCATCTCTTGGACTCGTGACGCCACACTGATCGACTGCCGAGCAATGTTGGCAAGACCAGATGCCACCTTCTCGAACACACGGGCAGCAATGATGCCCCCGGCGATGTCTTTCATCCTGCTGAGGGCACCGTTGGCACGCCTGTTGTTGGACTCCATGCTCTTCATCGACCTGTCGATGGAGCCAACCTTGCGGTCCAGGTCTCGGATGTCAGCACGGAAGGTGACTAGAACATCTTCGATTGTTGCCATCCCCGTCTACCTTCCGTACTGAGTCATCTGATTATTGTCGCCGGTCTCTGTCCTAGCTTCCCCGGCTTGTTCTGTGCTGTCTTGTTCTCACGTGACTTGATGTCACGATGCTCTTCGATCTTCTCCTGTTCGACCTTCAGGAAGACCATCCACTCTTGAAGCTTGGTCGAGGGCAAGGCCAGGATCTCGTCTACATCCACGATTCCCAGTTCCTTCGCCAGTGAGTAGGCGAAGTACCTCAGCCCCCGTTCCCTCAGTTTCCCTCAAGAGTCTCGACCTCCTCGTCCGTCATGCCCGAGAGGATCATGCCCTTCTCATACACACGGTCAAGAGCACGGCCGCTCTTGCGACCAAGGGCTTCGACATCACCTGGCTTGAAGAGGGTCTCCCCCTCCTCATCGACCATCACCCGAGCACAGAACTTGGCCCGAGTGTTGTCACTGTCGATGCGGGCAGTCTTGCCACGCCCCTTGATCATCGAGGCCTCGAAGGCGTCTCGATCTTTGCCGGTCAGCCCCTTGATCCAGACAGTGCCACCCCATTCAGGAACATCGATGAGTTCCATCTGGGTGTCGTCTGAAGCAAGGATGCTCTCAGCGGTGAGGGTCATTGGTGCCGGTGGCACCGTCTCCTCGTTAGTCGTTGTCTCCGTCATCGGCTTCGTCAGCCCCTTCAAGTGTGACCTCAATTGCGAGGTCGTCCGTGGTTACCACGTCACCATGAAGGTGAAGCTCTTCAGCTTCGTTCGACAGAGATGAAACGAATTCCTTCTCAGTCTTCATGCTGCATTCGATCTTCACCTTGGTCACGTTGTCACCTTTCGACCATGACAGGTCGACCTTGGTGACGGACTTCAGCTTACGTCCATCGGCGATACAGATGAGGTGACCATCTGCCCCGGTGTCAAAGATGAGTCTCATATCAGGGTCCAAACGAGAAGGATCGGCCATTGGCATCTGCAGCACCAGCAAACTGGATCTGCTCGATGACCAGTGAGTCCCAGTCACCCGAGTTGGTGACCTCGGAGATGTAGGCCCACATGGCACAGTCGGGTGTACCGCTATACAGCTCGTAGAACGAGAGCACCACTTGGGTGTCGGCTACGAACTCGTCTTGGAAGTACTCGTCCCAGTTCTGCAGACGATCGATTGTGGCGGAGCAGTCCTTCACCACGGGGAGCCGGGACATGAATGCTGTGGATGCAGCACCCTGGATCAGCGTCGTGGAGTCTTCGTTCTGCCCCCTCAAGCTCCGTGAGTAGCCACGAGCCGAGGCGATCGATGTCATGGGCAGGTAGGTGCCGGTGCAAGTGGGAGCCACCACAACACCTGTGAAGGTGATCGTCCCGAAGAGACGGTCCACGGTGGAGATGGTGCCAGTGCTGGCAGTGATTGTTGCTGTCGGCGACCAGACACGCTTTGAGGTGTCAGTGATCTGCCAGACGTTGGACCCCAGGTCCGTCATTGCCTCCGTAGTGAAGGCAGCCGGTGTACCAGGAAGGTCCACATCTACGTTGTAGCCAACAGAAGTCATGATGAACTCCTATCAGACGAGGGCGACAGCGCCGGTACCTTCGAGAGAGATGGAAACCTCGACAGCCCCGTCGTAGGTGACGTTGGTGTCGAAGGTGGCGACCACGACTTGCTGCTTGAAGCCGTTGGTGCCATCAGGGAGCCACTGAGCCCACAACTCGGTGTAGCTGATCAACTCACCACGAATGGCAACCTGACCATTGGTGTCACCGGAGTCGTAGAAGCCCTGGATCTGGTACGACGCATCCTTGATGCCAGCGAGCCGCTGCATGTAGGTGTTGCCGATTTCGGAGATGTCGATGGTGCCACCACGCCAAGACATCGATGCCGAACGAATCTCATCGACTGCGTAGTAGGTACCAGCTCCACCGGCGACTACCGAGACGTTGAATAGTGACGTGCTACCTGCAACTGCCATGGGTCAGCTCCCTGCTGCTTCCAAGAGGCCGTGGTACTCGTAGTCACAGAGCTTGCACATCCAGTGCTCGCCTTTCCTGTCACCAAGCACCCCAAGATCGAATCGATCGTTCGAGGGATGACTGCACTCGGTCTCTTCTTCCGGTTCTTCCTGCTCTGGAACGAGCATCGACGCCAGCTCTTCGATCTCTGCATCGAGCATGTCTCGAAGGGCAACAAGGCGTCGGTAATGGGCTCGCACATCCACAGGAAGATTGTCTCACAGGGTCACAGCGGATCTTGGAACTACGCAGGCACCTTCATCACGCTGAAGTTCACGACATAGAGGGTCCGTTGCTTGTCATCTTGATCGACGACCGATGGAACACCCGTCGGCAACATCGAATGCCAGAGAGTCGAGCCCAACGTTGCCTCACGAACAGCAGCGGGTATCTCGGTATACAGCTCCCACACGTCGGTGTGTGCCTCGGCTGGGAACTTGGACCGACAGATGATCTGGATACCCAGAAGCTCCATGATTGCAGTGGCTCGACCGCCAAGTCCCCAAACTGGAGCTCCACCTGGGGTCTCTCGGATGAAACACCCTCTGTTGGGTGTCCCGGCCCACTCGGGAGAGCTGTTCCCGAAGATGTTGTGCCCCGTACCAGACTTGATCCACTGCGAGTACGTGGTGTCTATGTGATCAACGATCTCTTCGATGGTGCTCATGATCCGAATGTTCCTGACATCTGCTGAGTCATGCTTGCCGACCATGAACGGCCCAACTTGGGCAGCTCTTCACGGAATGGCTTCTCCAGGTACTTGGGTCCAGTGCCAGGAGTCGTCCAGTTGGATCTCTCAGGCAGCTCGTGGACTCGCCACGCATACCTCGATGCAACACCACCGAACCCGAAGTTGACGACCACCTGATGGTTGTTGATCTCGGGTTCCTCCACGAAGTTGGAATCCCTGAGATGACCATCCTTCATCGGGGTGATGGGAATGGCTTTGCCAATGATCACCCAAGCGGTCGTGGTGAATACCTTCCCGAATGCTTTCGGGGCATCCTTCACGTACTTCCGGCTGTGCTCAAGCAGCTTCGTCTTGACCTCGATGGTTGCCACTAGTCACCTCTCACCCGAACTGTCTGGTGGTGGAGCTTCCCGTACTCGTCGTAGGCGATAGTCACCGAAGTGACCTCGAAGCTCACCAGTTCCAGACCGTCGTCTTGGAAGATCCCTTCCACAGTGATTCGATCACTCTCGTGGATAGGGACGTCATCGAGAAGGATGACCGATGCTGAGTGATGTCTATCCTCACCCGTGGCACTGCGAGTCCTGCTCGGTGTGCTGTAGGAGAACCGGCACCTGAACGTGGCACTTGGTGACTCAGTGACCGTGCCCTGCCAGTCGGCATCGGACTTCGGGTACTGGTGACCAATGAACACCAGCAGGTCTCCCCATTCAGCGAGAGCCTGTGCGTTGGTCATATGTCAGCTCGAAGCTCGTTCGGGTTGTCCATGCCACCGGGGTTGTCGTGCATCCCCTTCGAGAAAGCACCTTGCTCGATCGACGTGTCGTTCGTGTAGGTCTCTTTCCGGCTCACCTTGTGAGCGGCCATCCATGGAACACCCGTGCTCTTGGCAGCCTCGGAACGAAGGTTGGCCGAAGTGTTTCTCAGGGTGTTGACCAGCTCCCCGTAATTGATGGTCAGGTCGTTGATCGTTCTCGACGCCATCCCAGCAAACCTGTTGGCGAGGGTGTCTGCAGCAAGGGCACCAGCCAGGTACTCGTTGTCTCCAGCCTCACTCAGGAAGTAAGCAATCTCCTGGTCACCCATGAGAGGGCGGGCCTCGTTGGTATCACCCAGATGCAGACGTGTACGGGCAAGCCTTCCGTCTGCCGAATCTGTCTGCAGAAGGTCGGGATCGTAGTTCCAGTTCACGCCTGCATCTAGTGACATTCTCAGCCACCTCCCGTTCAACTACGAGAGCATGGACTGTAGGCCGCTCACGAGGGTTGGCCTGTTGCTGTCCAGCTCTTCTGCCTGCATTACAGCCTCGATCGTATCGCTGTCTTGGCCCTCCATAGCAGACAACACCTCTTTGACGCTCAGATCGAGGAGAGATTCGATCGTCATCTCCTCCTGAGACTCTTCCTCAGGCCCTTCTGGCCCCACAGGCTCTACCTGGGGCTGGATGGGCTCTTGCACTGCCACAGCGGCCTGCTGTGGGGCGTTGGCCTCCTGAATCTCCCTGAGCTGTTGCTCTCGGTAGGCAGTGTGAGGGTTCAGAACATCTGGGTCGATCTCTGGGACGACGTAGCCCTCTGGGTATGCCCCTTCTCGAACCAAGCGGGAACGCAGCAGTGCATCGAGGTTGGGGAAGAACTCTGCCTCTGGGACAGGCTCACCCGGCTCTCTCCACTCTTCCCCGACCTTGATCCTCTTGTTTGCAATGAAGCCCATGACCATCTCCTCAACGGTTACCCGCTCATCTTATCCCAGAGACAGAAGAAGCCGGGACCCGAAGGCCCCGGCTCAATCAGTGATCCCTCGGCAAAGGGGTCAGTCGGCTACGTCGTAGTCGATGTGAAGCACACCGACGAACTCAGCCCAGTCAGCCGAAGCAGCAGTGGTCACAACCGACACAGCGGTAGTGGCCAGAGCAGTTCCGACGAGAGCACCACCACCGGGGAAGATCCCGGTAGCAGCACAGCTCTGTGCAGCGTGGAAGCCATCAGCGTCACCGCCCGTTTCACCGACAGCAATGCCAGTGTTCAGGGTCTTGGTGCCACCAGTGGCCTCGGCAGTGGTGACCTCAAGGGTCACCTCCCGCACGATGCAGCCTGCAGGCAGGTTCTCGGTGGTGTCCGTCTCTGAACCGTCTGCATTGGCAGTCAGAGCAATCGAGAGACGACCAGCCGTGAGGCCAATCTCCTCGGTCGCTTCGAGCGAGTCCAGACGAGTGTCGAACGCCTCGGTGTTGGCTGCAGCCTCAACGGTTGCAAGCTTGGCACGTTGGTAAAGCAGGACGTTCATGACAGGCTCCTATCAGGCCACGGCCGAGGTGAAGAAGTAACCAAGGTCACTCGCAATCACCTTCATGTCGTATGCCATCTCACCCTCAACACGATCTGCCTTGAGGTTCTGCTGACGGAACCGGCTGATGCGGGTACCGAAGGCAGATGCCCCGAGGAGACCACCCCAGGTGAACACGTAGCCAGCTGAGGGCTGCATGATGCCTGGGTTGGGGTTGGCGTAGCACAGGAGTGCGGACTTGCCGACGATGAACGCCATCGAGGCAGTAGCACCCTCGTTGGCAGTGTTCTTGATGGCGTCGGCAACGACGATCCGGCTCACTCCGAAGAGACCAGCCAGAAGATCCTCGGTCATCAGGCCACGCTGGGTGTACTTGATGCGGTCGAGGATGTCTGCATGGTTCCGAAGGGTGGCAAAGACCTCATGGCCCATGACCAGCACGTTGGGCTTGTAGCCCGTGTTCTGCTGGACTCGGGTGAGGCCGTTCTGCACATCCTGAATCGGATCGCTGGACACGTTGTCCCACTGAAGGAACTGGTCTCCAGTCGGGCCAGACGAAACGCCGGTCATGTCCTTCTCCCACACAGAGGTGGTCATGAAGGTCGAGGTCCAGTCCAGGTCCCGCTTCAGCATGAGCTGCTGAGTCACGAACTGGGTGGCCTCACGATCGACGTTGATCGGGTTGTCAGCATTGGCACGAGTCTGGTCATCCACGTCCTTGTGCAGGGCGAAGACATCGCAGTAGTACGTGCCAGTGGTGAGGGTGTAACCCGAACCAGCAGACTCAGTGCCTGGGGCACGGAGAGCTGCATCGGTCCGATACCACTGGTCCTTGTCATAGCTGAAGTACTGATCAGCCTGCTTCTGGACGGTGATACGGGGGAACACCCGATCGGCGATGAAGTTGCGACCTTGGGTGTACGCAACAGAGATGGTGGTGAGCGGCCTACTGACGTGAACGTCAGATGGCGTAGGGGACGAAGGCATGGTTCAGATCTCCTAGGCCAGTGCCACTGGATCGGGATTGACGAACATGGTGATGACTTCCCCATCGGCACCAGCACTACGTGCCTGACCGATCACAAAGTCAGCTGAGGCTGCGACCTCTGCCCGACCATCAGCACCTGCAGTCAAGTTCTGACCGATGGTGATGGTAGCACCTGCGTACACCTTGCAGACCCCGAACGTGCAGACCGAAGCAGCTTTGCCAGCTGCATCAGGCTTGTTCTGGAGGATGCCGATGCACAGCTCTCCTTGAGAGGCTGCCACAGAGACATCGCCTGCCGTCTCCAACACCATGAACTCACGGTAGTTGGCCGACAGGTCGGCATCTGCTGGGAACGTCTCACAATGGTTCCAGTTGTCGGATGCCATGTCAGTTCACCTCCGAGGCGACGTGCTGTGCGTACAGGCTAGGGTTCTCGACGATGATCTCGTCGTATGCCTGGGCGTAGGAGATCTCACGCTCTTCGGACCGACGCTTGGCCAGACCTTCCAGCTGATCTTCTGCCTTGGACACTTCTCCACCGAAGGAGTCGTTGCCCACGGTGCTGAAGAGCTTGCCAGCGAGGACCTGCTCATCGGCTGCCTTGAGAACCGTGTCGATGGCTTCCCACTCAGCAGTGTCGAGCTTGGCCTGTGCCGACTTCACGACGGGACCGAACTGATCGGCCTCCACCGGGAGGTTGGCGTAGTCCGAGCGGACCTTGCTGATGGCTTCCTTGATCAGTTGCTGGTCGTGCATGGCCTTGGTGATCTTCACTGCCTCAGCAGCATCACTCTTGGCCTTGCTCAGCTCCTGCTTCTGGGCCTCGAAAGCAGCTCGGACCGCAGGATTGGACTTCATGATCTTCTCCAGATCATCCGTCTCTTCCACGGTCTCTTCGTCACTCTCTTCGGAATCTTCGTAGTACTCAGACTTGCTCACAGCGTCACGAGCATCACGGTCAGCAAGGAGATCGGCGACGCTCTTTTCGAGAGTGTCCTGATCCTCTTCGTCCGTAGTCAACTCATCGATGACGTCGAGAGCTGTGTCCAAGTCCTTCTGAAGGTCCTCGAAGTGAGCGAACTGCTCCTCCGTAAGGCCATCCAGATTGATCTGGGGCATAGCTTCCTCCTGGTCGTTGCTGGTGATCGTATCGCCAGTTTCGTCCTCACTTGAGAACTTCTCCAGCTCTTCGGTGTCATCTCTACTCTTGCTGAGAATGACATTTGCATCCTGGTTGGCACCAGCACCAACCAGAGAAACCTCGTCGTACTCCATTTCGGAGAGTTCTGTTTGTTCGTCAGGCATTCTTCAAGCCTCCAGATGGGTCGATATCAAACCCACCAGTTCCCTTGCGAGCAGCATCAATCAAAGCCTGCCCTGTCTTGCCTTCGCCCACAGCCCTCATAACACTTGGCTTCCACCGAACTTGGCCAGACCTGGTGACCTCACCAAGACGCACTCCATCTTTGGTGCTGATCTTCCTGCCCTCAACCTTTGTTCCACCAGGAATAGCGACTCTTCGCACCTTTCCACCAGGCATCCGGTACGAAACAGTGCTTGTCCCAGCAGTGCCACCACCACGTTTGATATTGCCACCCTTGCCACCGCTAGCGGCCCTTCCACCACCTGAACCCGAGGTGAACCGACCATCAGAGCCATGGTTCATGTTGTACTTACGAAGCAGGACATGGGCCTTGCCCAGTGCAATCTTCTTCTGACGTCTGGTCACTTCATCATCTTCCGGTACGGTACTGACATGAACGTCAGACGGGGTGGGCGAGGTCTTCCTGAGACTGTTGCGCTGGCGAAGCTGAATCACCCTGAGAGCAGATGACGCCTTGTGAGGGAGTGATCCGATCTTCTTCTTGCGTGGCTTCTTCCTCCCACCACCAGCGTTGATCTTCTTGGCATGACGGACCGATGAGCGGGACAGGTGAGTGCTTGCCGGTGAGGAAGAGCTGAAGCCCCGGCTCACACCCTTGGGCAAGGCCTTGTTGACGTTGAGCTTCATCTGACGATCATGCATGGAATTCGAGATGCGAGCCGCCTTCTCTTTACTCATTCCCTTCCTCCGAAGTGCTTCGTAGATGTGGGGGTACTTGATCGAAGGACCATGATCCCCTCCAGGATTCTTTCGACCTTTGCGCTTGCCACTGATGGTGATGGAATCACCTCTGACGTTTCCACGTCCATCAACTGTGAAGCCTGAATCGTCAGACTTGGCCACCTTGGCGGCCACGGTGGGAGGAGCTTGCCGACGACGGCCCTTCCCATGGACGGAGAACATCTTGTATCGGCCACTCTTCACGCCCTTCCAGACCGAATCGTCGTGGACCTTGTACCCCACCCACCAGCCTTCAGGCACAGTCCCTTCCTTGATTCCAAGAGCGGCCATCTTCTCCTTGGTGAAGACCACACTCTCGACCAGAGTGGCAACACCCTTCTGAACATGCTCAACGCCTCCGTCACGGCTCTTCAGTACGAAGTCATAGGCGGCACGCTCAAGATCGTCCTCATGCCGGATGTAGTCACCATCATGATCTACAAGGAGCTTGCCTTCCTTGTCCTTGTAGACCTGAGCCCAGCCAAAGACAAGCTGGCGGTCATCGTTGGTCTTGATGATCTCACAGTCAGTCACTTCATCACCATCTTGTTCTTGTGTAGTTCCCACCCTCTGGACAGGTGACGGAACCGCTCATCCCTGGTCATAGTAGGCACTGCACCCTCGGTCTCCGTGATCTTCAGGAATCTGAGAGCCACGATCCACACAGCCAGTGGGTCTGAATGATCGATGAGTACAGGGGTTCCTTCATATCTGATAAGGGACCCTTGACAGTCAGAGAACACGTTCCTGAAGCCTCGATCGCCCTCAATCTTGCCAGGACGACGGAAGAGAACCTCGACCGGGGTGTCATAGGGAGCCTTCTTCCACCGACCCTTGAAGGCGAACCTCTGGGGGTGTGGAGGCCGAGCCATCAGGCCAACATCCTGTGCTCATCACACAGATAGCGGACTACATCGTTCCCAGTGTGCTGTCCCTTCACCACGTACCTCCTGGCAGGTGCCCTACACAGCGGTGAGCGGCAATCGAAGAAGGACCCGTCGTCATGGACGGGAAAGTCACCGAATAGCTCCGTGGAGGCTGACATCCACAGCTTCTCGATCTGCTGTGAATCTGATTCGGTCGACGTTGAAGTACTCCCGTCGTCGTGTGAATCGAGGCTCTTCTGGTCGCTGTCCCTCTGGGAGGTAGTCGATGGTGACGTGTGGTGTCCATCGGAAGTTCTTGGAGCACTCGATTCCATGCTTCTCCAGTCCAGCAACCAGAACTCGTCGGATCTCACTCAGGTTCCTAACCACGGGCTTCCGCCACCATGGAATCATCCCCTCTGAGTTGGGGCCAGGCTCGAATGTCCCGTAGTCCTGCTGAAGGAAGCCGAACGATGGTCCGAAGAGCATCCCGATTGCTTCCATCACCGACTCAATGTTCTTGCGGTCTTCTTCACTCAGTGTCGAGGCATCGTTGGTGAGAAACGCCAAGGTGATGTGATGATCACCAGGCTCTGTGCCACCTTCAACAGCGATCTGCTGAGACAGGCTCTCGGGAATGGGCACTGAGATCATGGCCCCACCATGGCTGGCCTTGTCCTCTTTGGTGATCGTCACCTTCAGAGCGTCTCGAACTTCCTTCCAGAATCCCACGTCGTCCTTCTCCAGAGCAGCAGGGTTGTCACGCATCCAGCGGTTGATCACCTTCACAGCATCAGCAATGGACTTGCTCAGGGTGTTGGTGCTCTTGGTCCCGTTCCAAGCCACGTCCTCAGTCATCAGGAACTTGTCGAACCCACGAATGCTGGTGATGCCGGGGAGCAAGCTGTCACCGAACTTCGCCACGTAGTCAGAACCTGACATGAACGGTGGGTCGATGCTGCCCTGGCTGGAATTGAGGAACTTCTGAGCTACCCGAGCGGTCTCACCAGGACTTGGGGTGTAGCCGTACCTGGCCCAGACGTAGGCACCGTTGAAGTTGCCACCAGATGAAGCATTAACCTCCATGGTGTGGAAGCCAGACCGAGCATAGGAATCCTCCCACTCAGCCATCATCTTGGTTCCCGCTCCTCTGCCCTGCAGCTCGGAGTTGACCTCGAAGAACTCGTTGACCACTACACCATCGTTTGGCCGAAGGGTTCGAGTGAACGAACCAGCTTGACCACCATCCTGGTAGTAGAGCGTGCCTTCCACTGAGATCTCACTGTCGCCCCAGTCGTAGACAGAATCGACCTCAGCACGGATGACCTCACCATTGGCAGTCTTGATCTCCCCCTCGAAGATGGCTGCAGCTTGAGCTTCAAGCTCCTCCTGCTCCAAGTTGCTGGCGGACCTAGACATGTCAGCAACCAACAATCCACCACCTGGGCCACTAGTGAAACGACCATCAGACCCGTGGTAGGGGTTGAACTTACTAATGGTGACAAGCTCATTCTCAGTGAATGACTTAGCCACATCGGTCGCCCTCACCAGACCAACAGCGCAACGGCAGTTTGGGTGGGCTGGGGGTCCTGGGTAGTTGACACTGTTGGTCGGTGAGGTGAAATCCATCCCGATAGCCCTGGTTTGCAGGTTCATCGGGGCACAGATCTTGCAGAGCCGCTCGTCAGCACCAGTGTGCCACTGCTGGACCAGCTCATTGGCGTCGATGTACCCGTCGTTGATTGCCTGCTCCCAGGCGGCTCTTCGGCCGATGTTGGCAGCAGTGTGCAACTCAGTACGGGCAATGGTCTTGGCTCGACGGACAAGGTGACGCTCAGCTGCAGCATCAGCCACCTTTCTGGCTACAGCAGCGGGATCACCGGCCCTGATCCTGGCGTTGTACAGGTTGGTGACAGCTTGAGCATCCCGAGGTGTGAGACCAATCATCGGCTTGATGATCTTGGCAGTCTCAGCGGTCGTAACGCCTTGGGTCCACGACGTTTCCATGGCCCTGGTGATTGCATCACGTGTGTTTGAAGAGATCCCGATCACCGTAAGAGCTGCATGGTTCCTGAGCTGAGTCACCACACGAGGGTCGTAGCCATCGAAGTGAGCTGACATTCTCACTGGTGTCTGGCGGAACTGCCGATCAGCCCAGGCATCGAAGTCCTTGGCAGTCTGCTGACCAGCACGAGCTTCCACCTCGGTGCTCACATTGCCAAGGAGCACCTGAAACCTGTTGAGCGGTGTTGCACCGATGTTGTTCTCGATGGAATCGAGGAAGGCACCGAGATCCTGACCTCTGAACGAGTTCTTCCATGCATTGATGAGGTTGAGGAATCCCTCGATGATGCGTCGTTCAGGGCGAGAGGGTCGGTTGGCAGGTGTTGGCCTCGTGCCCAGAACCGTGGGCTTCCGACGAAGAGGCATTACTCCCCCAGGGTGCTGAAGTCACCAGTGATAATGGCCTTCTTCACTTTGTCCCGACGAGCTTGAGCTTGGGATGCACTTTGCTGGCGGGATGCCTGCTCAAAGTCCTCTTTCCTTCGTCGGTCAGTGTCTTCCCGATCTTCCTTACGGTGACCTTCGGACGCCTCAGAATCCTCCCCACGTCTACGATCCGTATCGTCACGATCCATGAGGTCTCGTACATTGGTGTCGTCCTGAGCTTCCTGTTGTTGAAGCAACGGCGATGTCGGCTCTGCGTCTAGGTCCTTCTCTGGGAGCCCAGCAATCTCTCGAAGCCATGCTTCCAGAGTGTCATCGGGGAACAGAGGCATTCCGATCCCCGAGAGCGTCTGCATGTAGGCCGCCATCTTCTGGAGGTCTGGTGACTCGATGTCACCATGCATGATCTTGGGTGGGTCTTCAACGTTGATGCCGTTGAGCCGTAGAAGGCGGGGAACTGCCTGTCGGTTGAGGATGGCAGCAATGCTGTCCAGCCATGCACCAGTAGCCACGGCAAACAGGTCGGTCTTGTCATCGTGGAGGGCAAACGAGCCAGTGCTGTTGTGACCAACGAGGAGAAAGTCAGCAAGAGCAGCCATTGTGATCCGCTGGTCGTACCTCTGGATGATCGAGTTGGTGTCGAACTGACGAGCACCACCAGTGGACATCAGGGAGAGGTCGAACATCTTGTTGCCGTGTTCGTCATAGGCGAGAGGGAACATCACGCCCTCTTGCTCATCCCTACGGATGTTGACGATGATCTCCTGCATTGCGTTGAAGACGGCCTTCTTGTCAGCGGAGGCGTTGGCGTCGAAGAACTCGGGTGGTGCATAGCCCACCGGCAGACCTGCAAGGTCACGTTCGATGCCTGTGGCCTCGATCTCCTCGATCCTCTTCTTGAAGTACCAGGGCCGATAGGCACCCCGAAGCAGTGACCGCCCCTCTGGGTTGTTCTTGTGGCTCATCGTCCTGAACAGCAGAGCCTTCTCCATCGGGATGAAGGACATCTTGTAGAACGGAGGAGCTTGCTGCCACGCACCGAGGATCTCGCCACTTTCGGCATCAATGGCCCACGAGATGATGGTGTCCTGAGAACGGATGGAGAGACGGTGCCATCCGATCTTGCCGTCCTTGAAGCGGCTGTCGGGCTTGGAGTCGATCCTGCCCACCTCGTTCACGGAGAGGGATTGCTCCCCTTCACGCTTCTTGTAGACGATCTCGTGGAAGCTGTAGCCGAAGACCAGCATGGACAACACCTCGGAGATGAAGTCCTCCCAGGAATCGGCCATGTCCTGCATACATTCTTCGATGAACTCAGCGGCCTCTTCGGACCCATCACCCTCACCAGGGTCAACGTGCCACTCAGCCTGACGAATCAGCATGTCGATGACATGGAGCATCCCGCTCACCACGGGATCGTTGGTGCTCATCTCCCGGTAGACCTCGACGGCCCTTTGGCCCATCAGGGTGACCAGGAACTCCTCTGAGATGATGCCACCGAACCGCTTCAGGCCTGTCTGGCCCAGCTCAGTCATCTCGTCGTAGTTGAAGTCTTCGGTTCTAACACCAGCTTCGTGGAAGAGGTTTGCACCTGTGTCCGTCATGCCTCAGTCCTTAGGTCTCGTGGTCAGATGGTACTTCCTCACTAAGGCTTCGCCCGAGACCGGAGCCACATCAGAGCAAAGATGACTGCTACGGGGAGTACGACCCACTTGGCGTACATCCCCAGCACCCACCACATCAGTTCTCGCTGGACCTCATCCATGGCCCTACATGTTGGACCAGTAGTTGGCCTTCCCCAGAGACTCCGGCATGGTGATCATGATCTGACGTTGACGACCCGCCCAGCACATAGCACCAGCCACCACACTGTCAGGTGGGTGAGCCTTGCCGAACAGAGCGTCGATCGACACGTACTTGTGCTCAGCAAAGGCGAAGTCGATCATGGGTGAGGTCATCTCATCACTCTCGATTGCAGTGATGTAGTTGCTGAACAGATCAGTTCTACGTCGACCCGTCATGACAATCGGGGTCACCTTCGGCACGTCCAGGTAGTCATGGACCACATTGCCGACACCTGTTGCATCGTGAACCAGCGGTGAGTCGAACTTCTGGCACCTACGGTTCACAGCCTCCACCATCATCGGCCATGGTCTACGGCCCATCCTTGACCAGGCAACACGCTTCCACGGTGTGCAGTCAGTGCGGAACGTATCGATGATGGTCCAGTCCCTCTCCTTGGCCCAGTCCACCCCGGTGACGTAGTAGCCGTGAGGATCAGGCTTCTCGAAGGTGAACTCCTGGCCTTCCTCGCCATCCACTCGTTTCCTCTTCGGATCACCGAACCCGAACAGGTGGTTCACCGAATCACTGTCGATGGCCCTTCCCTCGAAGCTTGGCTCCTGAAGGTCGTACTCGGTCTCCCACATGTGGCGGGACACCTCAGACTTCTTCCTCTGCACAGCGTCAATGGGCAGCCACCCGTGAGGCTCCATCGTCTCCCGATAGCACCATTCGTAGACAGGCCAGCCTTTCTCGTGCGCCCTGTTGAGAATGACGCTCATCGTCTTGTCTGGGTACTGGTGAGTAGATGACATCACAATCTGTGACGTGAGAGTGCTCGTACTCATCGGCTGGCCCAGAGACGATTCGAGGATGTCGTACTCCATCTCATCAATCTCATCGAGGCGGAGACGTTGGGGGTGAGGACCACGGACTGACTTCTGGGATGCCATCAGTGCTCGGACGTATCCACCATTGATCAGCTTGGTGTCGAACTTGGTGGGCTCCTTGGCCAGCATCCCCACTGGAGCTAGCGGTGCATCCCACATCTCACCCATCACCTCGACCACACGGAGGGACTGGAAGGACGATCCACCCAGAACAGTCACCCCAGCTCTCAGGAGAGTGCTCTCAGCCATCGCTAGAGCAGCCAGCGTCTGGCTCTTGCCCCCGAACCCACGAGAGGCCTTCCAGACCGTTACGGGGTATCTGGCAAAGAATGCATCAGCAAAGGCCTCGAACGGCGCCCTGTGGTTTGGGCACACCCTCTTGCGTGGGATCTCCATCCCGAATAGGGCCTGCATGGCAAACCACAGCTCGTCATCAGTCTGTGGAGGACGCCGCATGACCAACGATGGTGTGGTCGGTCCTGTCCCCTGAGTTGCAAGGTCAGTCATGCCCTCACCCTACAGGAGCAATTTCTTCCTCTTCGCCTGCACCATGATGTCGGCCAGTGCTTCAGCCGTCTTGCCATGGAACTTGGCTTGGTAGTCCCAGTAGTCGATGACCTTCAGCTCACACAGCATCTCGATGAGGACTTCAAGCCGGATCTGCGGGATCAGTTGCTCCCAACCCGTGGCCCCCATGCTGACCAGCTCTTGCATCTTCGAGTGAGTGCTTGACTCCAGCTCCTCAATGCCATCTGGCGCTGGGCCGAACTTCTCGATCATCGGGCTGATGACTTCTTCATCCTGGGTCATCCCGTGATCATAACGCAGAAAGCCCCACCCCTGGTTCTGCAACGGGGGTGAGGCTTCTGGCTTGATGTCTGAGTTGCGAAGTTCAGGTGATCAAGACACACGATCCATGTCAACGATGTACCCGGCTCCCACACCAGCGTCTGTCAGCTGCCCGTAGGCCGCCTCAGCATCGTCGGTGAAGGTGGTGACACCATTGATTGTTGACATGAACCGATCTTCTCCGTTCCACAGAACACGAATGGCTTGAGCCATCGAGTACATGTTCTCGTGGGACACGTTCATCTTGAGGTCCCGGCGAAGCAGACAGGCCACACGGGCCACGACGACCTCTCGGCCTTCAATGAACTGAGTCATGTTCCCCTGGCCACTGTTCAAGTGATCGTGTGGAGACTGGTCGATGTGCAGCTTCGTAGCTCGGATGTAGCCACGCTCGCACCATCCGTGGAGGGTCGAGGCTGGGATGCCGTACTTGGCATCTAGTTCGTTCAGGGTCATGACAGCATTCATTCTGTTTCACCTCCTCAGGTGATTAGTTCACCATGGTAGCTCAGTGAGTGATTGGTGACAACATCTTTGGGAATTCGACTCTCACCGCACCAGACGCAGATAGCTCAGCCTTGAGTTTCGGAGGCAACGTCTCACGCCTCGTCTTCTGTTGGTCTGTCGCTGGTTCCTGCTGCATGGTCACGTCTTGTACCCCTTGGATCTGGGATGGTTACTTTACCCCGTCTCCCCTCTCGGGTAGGAGTTTCAGATGCCTCCAACATGGAGAGGTAGATGGGCTCGTGAATCTGCACCCACTTCTGCGGTGGATCATCGGGATCGTGGTTGATGTCGGCAGTGCTGTCCCACCCCAAGGTGACATCTACCTCCCAACCAGCTGCATAGTCACCGTCTGGCTCAGCGGTCACACCAGCAGGCAGATCGAGATCCACCTCGATCATCAGCTTCCCGTCCACCACCTCTAGACGAGTGGTGTTCAGGGGTCTGGACATCTGTGGCTCATCTTTGCGGATGGTGATGGGGGGTTGACTGTTGAAGTTGTCGTTGGTGCTATCGGAGGTAACGATCTGGGACCACTGTGGCATCGACATGCCCTGGGCATTGACGTTCTCGTCGAAAGTAACCGGAGGAGGTGCAGACTGGCTCAGGCTCGCTTGTTTCTCGTAGTGCTGCCTGGCCTTCTCCAACTCTCGGGCCGGTGCCCCTATAGCTTGGGCATCAGCAGCCCGTCTCTCTTGCCGAGCACCTACAGTCACAGTACTAGCGGTAGTGATGACATCAGCTCTGCTGACCATGCCATTGGCAACCCCGGCCATCCACGTTTGCTCAGGGGTTCTGCCCGTTGGCCCGTACTGATCGTTCAGGATTTCCAAAGCAAGGTGGAATCTGTCCTGCCTGTTCCGTTCGGCAGCATCGTTGTGACTGAACGAGCGGTGCATGGTGAGAATGTCATCGTCTGTGATGACACCATTGGCCACCTTCCGTACTACCTCTGGATCGTGATACCCACTCTCAGGTCCGAATGCTTGGTAGAGGAACTTCTTGGCCTCCAGGATTCGCCGTAGCCTAATTGCGTCCATTGAGTGCTCTTTCGATTCGGGCAGCACCTTCCCGTTCCCGGCTTGCCACCAGCTCTTGGGCCATGTTCTCGTCCATCCCACTGTTGATCAAGCGAGATAGCAGCTCGTCATCAGCTAGGTCATCCCAGTCATGCAGCATCTTCGTTCACCTTTCGTTACTAGTGACTGTATCACTAGATGTCAGGGCTGAATACCTCGTCGTAGTAACCACGGTCCAGCTCGTACTCCAACAGCGACGAGCCTCGATGCTCAATCACCAGTCCGTGCCCCATCAGTCTCTTCAACACCAACCTCTGGCTGGCTTTCGGAATGTTCGTCATTGCCGCCACCTGGGTGTTCGTCAGTCTCTTCCCTTGTGATCTTGACAAGAACGCCTTTGTCGTCGTTATGTCTGCCTTCGTCATCTTGCTCAGTACTGATGCTATCACTCTCGCTCACCTCTTCACTCTCGATGCGTTGTTCAGCTCTTTGTACCATCTCTCGGTCCACAACGGTAGGGACGGGGAGATTGCTGATCGACTCCTCACTTATTACTTCGGCATCTACGATCCCCATATCAAGGCCTTCTGCCTCAGCAGCTTTGACTACTTCAGCACGAGCATCCCGCAACGCTTGGATGTACTCGACACTGTTGCCCTCGATCACCACGGTGTGTCGGGACTCCATCGTCCCCGAAACGTTCATGTCGATCTTCTCTGCGGCATCGGTACCGAGGAACTTGGCTCGTCGGTCCATGACCAACAGCATCCGGTCCATAGCTCTGAGCTTCTGATCGTAGGAAGCATCCTCATCACGGAAGATGGCGAAACACTGAACCGTCATCTCGTCGAGACGTGCCAGCTCCAGGTTCACTACGTCTTCAGCCCCGACATCAAGCAGGATCTCCTTCAGACCTCGCTGGACGGCTTGGTGGGCCGAGGATGGGTCGTTGTAGCCCAGCTCGTCTGCAATCTGCCTGAACGTCAATCCAGCCTTGCGTAGTTCGATGGCATTGGTGGTCCGTTCAGTGACGGCCTCCAGATGCTTCATCTCATCGTTCTTGCGTTGAGCAGGGGAACGGCGGCTCTTCACAGGCTTCTCTGGTCGATCTGCCACCATCAGATCCCCTCAATAGTGGTACGTCGAGGAATGTCTACAGTCACCCGACTCCGCCCAGTTGGTTGCACTTGATCCTCTTCGTTCATCTTCTGAACCTTCTTCTCCCAATCACTACTGGTGTGGGGATCACTAGCGAAGATCACCTTCGACTGGTCCTTCGTGAGAATCACCCACTTGGCACCATGAACAGTCCCTTGAGAGGCATCCTTGAATTTCGGGGTGACATACACATGGGGGTTACGGAAATGAGCTATGTCCCGAGCTTGCCCCGACAAAGGGCCGCCTTCGATGATCAGGACACACGTGCTGAGATACTCATCCCACTCTTCCCATGTCTTGCCCCTGTAACCATCGGGGAGACGACAGACAACGGCATCCCAATTGCCACTGTCGAGCAGATCCCCGAACTTGTCAAAGCTCATCGTCTCGCCTCTTCCCTGAGGCCCACTCGTTATGCCCCACGAAGCACCAAGGGCTACTGTCACGGCTACAGCGGTAGAACTGAGCTTTGGGGCACGCTTCACACCCTTCGTACACAGGGATGGCGTCATACCTCTCCCCCTGTTCTCCCTTCCGTCGCTGTCTCAGCTCTGGAATCATGGTGACTCCCTCACATGTAGATATGAATGACTATACCGTGAGAAAGTGACACGGTTTGGAAGAAGTCCATATGTTCGGGAACATCAGCGGCGTTACCAGTGAAGAGCACGAAGAACTTGGTGATGGTGTCACCTGGCTCGAACCAAACAACAGGGATACCCGTCTTGCCCTCTTCCCCGAATGACAAGATCCGCTCACACCGGATGGATAACTCCCCCAGTCCCTCGAACTTCTCCTTGTACACAAGTCGTTCTGTCATGGTGACTTCCTCACTATTGGTACTCCCGCTATTACGAGAGCGTCGTACTCTGCTTCATTGATGTTGATTCGGTCAACACCGTCTTCGTCCTCGAAGTTCACTACGTGGCGGCAACCATGCGTCTCTTCCTCGTACTCAAACACCGTCCACTCGAAGTCCACTCTGAGCAAACGACCGATGGTGAGCAGTCGTAGGTTGGCCAAAGTCGCTGTTTCCAGTGCCAGACGTGCTGTTCGTGCTTCGTCGGGAAACGATTCACCTCTAGCCATCGGTCATCTCATTCACAACTCACCTCTCATGTCGTTGTGACCGTGAATTTACTACGTGTTCGAGCATGTGTCACAGATACGTAACAAATAGTTTGGGTGATGTAGTAACCTAGTGATCATGTCACCACCAGAAGAACCTGTACCCAATGACCTTTCGTCCCTACCTGATGCGGGACTACCTGGGGATATTCGGGAGTCAGTAGATGTCCTTGCCCGAAACTACTCACAAGCCATCACAGCCATGATGGAAGCAGGACTCAGCGAAGGTGCTGCCTGCTACATGGTTGCTGTCACCTTTGGGAAGATTGGGGTGATCTTGCTGCCACCATCAGCCATTACGGAGAGGGAAGAGTGATCCCGACCCCGAAACCCGTACCACCCAAGAAGCCATGGCTCTGTCGTCTCGGCCTTCACAAGATGAGATACACGAGAGACATGGAAGAAGGGAAGCTTCAGCTGTTCTCATGCGAGAGAGCTGGCTGCTTCGTTGGTGACATTCACATCAACCGAGAATGGGAGAGACCATGAGCCAAGAACGAAGGGATCTTCTCGTTCAACGAAAGCACGAACTCACCAGTGAGCTTGGTGAGCTAAACATGAAGTTCCCAGTACCGGCGTAGGCCCGATGGCTCACCCGAAAGTGAGTACATCGAATGATCAAACCCGACCATCAAGGCGAGCCATCCTCCACCGACACTTGATGCACTTGTGGTCATGAGTACATTCATGGTCAGAACGTAACAAGGACGGTCCCGAAGGACCGCCCCTGCCAGTATTGCTTGGTTCTCTCATCTGCTCCGTCTCATCTGAGGAGTGATGAGGGTCCACCAGATGAGAGAATTACCGTCGGCCAATGGTGCTGTTGAAGGTGATGGTGCCGTTGCGGATGGTGCCGACGCTGTTGCCTCGACCACGACCTGCCAGGCTCACTCGGTTGCCCGAGATGCTGACCTGATGAAGCGTTCCGCCTCCACGGACGAAAGTCTTGCCACCACGACTAACAGGTTGACGTGACTGACCTGCCAGACCGGAAATGGCTCCACGAGTTACGTTGCCCATTTGTCTCTCCTTGAGTAGGAACCCCAGGATAGGTGACGCACCCGCTCATTCCCGATACTTCTCTATGAGGTTTGCCCCGTGGTTGCTGGGCTAACCCCACTTTTCATCCAGTGCAACTCTTGGCCCTCTGGTGTCTTACGAAGGTGCATGATCTTCCAGCCGTTGATAGCTCTGCCCTGCACACCAGGCGGTATCACACGACTCAGTGGGTAGTGGGTCACATGGAGGTGAGTGACTTCATCACTTTCCATAGCCTGCCTTCCTCAGTTCGTTTCGGATGTCGAGCAGACGATCCTGAACCTCGTTCAGCGGAAGAGTGGACACACCACTGGCCTTCCTCTCGACCAACTCCGACAGGTAGTAGTCGACCTCAACGATGAAAACCTTCTTCTTCTCAGTCATGGTCACCACTCATCTTGTCGAAGTCATCGACCCCGGCTTCCTCCTGCTTGTGACGATCGAACACAGCACCTCGCCTGATCTCAGCTCGGTTGGCCAGGAAGTGAATCCTCTCCACCCCGAGGCTGGTGTGATCGAGTAGCTCCACGATCCGCCTTGCCGGGTTGCCTCCATAGACCAGCAGGTTCTTCGGCTTGAGCTTGCCGATGATCAGCTTCATGGCCTCTGCGTAGTCAGTCTCCTCACCGATGCCACTGATCGACTGACCTTGGAAGCTCAGCCATGGCAGACCCACTGGGATACCCGCACAGCTCAGGTCGATAGCCCATTCATCGAGACGGAAGGGCTGAACGTCGGGGATGATCTTGATCCCCACCTCCTGCATGTACCGACCAACCCACTTGGCCCGGTAGGCATTGAAGACGTTGAGAGCATCAGGCCCGTTGGTGAACAGCGAGAAGTTGGGTGTGAGTGCTCCCAGCATCCCGACACGCATCATCCGGCTGACGTAGTAGCTCGGGTACTCCCAGAACGGCTCGAAGTGGCGGTCATGGGTGTAGAAGCCCATGTAGGCACGATCGAACGGAAGACCTGAAGCTGAGTCCACCCCGGTGTTGTAGAGGTAGTGGCTCACACCATCATCTGGTGTTGCATCACGTCCCGCCCATGTCGTCAGGTCTTCAGGCAGATCATCGAGGACCATCCCGATGCTCAGCTCTGGGATGTCGAAGATGGCATTCCCTGGTGGGAAGTTCACATCATCCCGAAGCATGATCATCGACTCTTCGTCACCCTCAACATCATCGAGGCTGGAGATCTTCTTGGTGCCGACAAGCTTGGGCTCCCGCTCATCCACCACATCAGCTGCCTCGACCTCGTTGTCGAAGTCTTCGTCGTCAAGATCCGTGTCGTCCTTGACTCCGACAGCATCATGCACAGAGTCGGGGTCCTTGCTGACAGGGATGTTCGGCATCGAGATCTTGGGTCCCGCACCAGTGTTCCCAATCTCTGGGCCACGAAGAAGGCTGGGGTCGATGGGCTTGTTCTCCTTGGCTGCGTCCATGACCCTCTGAGCAGCCGCCTGAGAGAAGCCAGTGCCCTTCAGGTTGGGTACACGGCTCAGCACCTTTGCAAGGATGTCCTGACGGTACGTGCCTGCATCAGCCAAGGCATTGTCGGCCAACACCATGTTCTCGGCCTGCTCGGGAGTAGCCCTCACCCAGCAGGTGGCTACGAACTCTCGCTCCCCCGGCTCAATGTGGATGTTCAGGTCGTCATCGTGGAACCCGTTCTCGTTCAGATACACCATGCCCTTGTGGGTGTGGTTGCCAGCAAGGATCACGTCATCGACCCGGTTGGCCAGGATCGGACGGAATTGACCGTTGACAGCTAGGGACTCTGCGATCCCCTCGACATCTCCGACCCGAGGGTTGTCCTCGTAGTACTTCAGGTCATCGACGTGGACCATGGTGATTTCATGATCGACCACGATCCCCTCGACGTGCTCTACCTCAGCCATCACTTCTCCTCTTACGGATGATTCGTTTGCGATCTGATTCTGTCAGCCCGCCACAGAACCCGAAAGGCTCAGATGAGGTGACATCTTCATATTCTATGATCCACTCACGGCAGTCTGCGAGCACTGGACAACCATTGCAGATGTCCCTGGCTGTTCTGATCCTCGACCACTTGCCGTTCTCACCACGGGAGTCCTCGAAGTTGTTGCGTGGGAAGAAGAGATGGGTCAGCCCCTTACAGGCGGCTCGTGTAAGCCACTCTCGCTCCGTGGAAGTAGACACAGGCAGCATCAATCAGATCTTGGTCCTCGTGGATGCCACCGAAGCCCTCAGTGTGGGCGATGAACCAGTCCGTGACCTTCTCTTTCGATGCATTCCCATTCCCCACTACCGATTTCTTCCACTCAGTATTGGGGACCAAGGTTACTTCTGCACCGCTGATATGGAGTGATGCTTGTGTTGACCCACTCACAAACGCCAACGGGAGTACTGAACGAGTGTTCTTCGGATGGATGAAGGGAGCCTCGATGTAGGCGAGGTGGAGCTGGTCCTGGCAGTACTCGTTGGTGAACTTCCGAGCTGACCTGAATGCCTGAGCTGCCCTCACACCATGGTCGTCTGACTTCCACTCGTAGGAGATCCAACGGATGGTGTCGTCAGTGTCGGAGTGCCAGACGATGGCTGTCTTGCGGGAGCTGAGGTCCCAACCCGACACGACAGTCATCCTGCATTGGCCTCTTCCTCTGCATACTCCTCATTGAGGATCATGGCTTCCTGCTCTGCCGACATCTCGGCATGAGGGTGGCCCTTGAGGAACCTCGCCACCACCTTGTGAGCTGGTGGAGCGTTGTCGAAATACTCAACCTCGTCGGTGTCGTAGACGATCCAAGTTCCATTGGGCAACTCGGTGCATTCATATCTCATCTGGTGCACTCCTCACACGTGATTAGCGACTCCCAGGATGCAAAGTCAACATCCATCATAGGCACACCCGACTTGACCGTGGCTGTTGCCCCACACCTGGCAGTTAGTTCCCTCTTGCCCTTGCCCGACTTCGAGTCCTTGAGCATGTGAGTCATTCTGCAACTAGCCATTGGACACGAACTCATATGTCTGGCTGAAGATCTCGGGCTTGCAGGGGTAGAACTCGCCATGTACCCCCTTGATTATCCAGTCACCAATGTTTGCCACCATGGTCCCTTCAAGAGTGTCAATCTTGATTCCTCCCTCACGCCTTACCTTCCCGCCACACCACCTAACCAACTCGCCCACCCTCTCATAGGTGACAAGATCAGCTTCGATGATGACTGGCTTCTTCCGGTACTTAGGCATCTGGGTCCTCGAATCGTGCTTCAAACAACATCTGCTCATACGTCAACCTGCGACTTCCAAGCTCACTGGACCTCTTGCACATCTCGGTGAACATCCTCAACTCCCCAGTACGAAACTTGTACCCAGGGTCACCTTTGGTGATATGGCCATCAGCTTCCATTCGATGAAGATCAATGGTGATTTCTGCAGCACGTGAGTAGTAAGCATCCGCCACCTCCTGAAGAGTCATGACACCTTTGTCGATAGGTGGCTCCACCCTCCCCATAAGCACGTCCTTCATCTCATCCAATTCGTCTCTCAACTGTTGGACGGCCACTGCTCCGTGATCGACCCTGAAGAAACGGAGGGGAGGCCGACGCTTGCGGTTACCTTTCCCCTCTTTCCCTTTCTTGTTGGCAGATCCACCCGTGACACGGACACGTCTTGGTCCCTCGGCCATTCCTTGCTCCTCTCGCACACATCTGTGTAGTTGCAGCCCCGATAGGCACCGATCTTCTCTTTGCAGTCAGGCAACATTTCGGGGAGTTGCTTTAGTTCTATCACCGACCTCGAACTCTTCACGTACCTCAGAATCTCATCGGTGATGAGCGGATCACGTTCGATACGGAACTCTTTCCAATCGTTGGTGTCCTTGTTCTCGTACAGCACGTACCAGAGATCCATCCCGGTCAGCAGCATGTAGGCGTGAACCTGCCAGATGTGATGCTCCAGCGGTCTCTTCATCCTCACGATGATCGTGTACTGGTAGCTGTTGCACCCTTTGATCTCGACGCCAAAGTTCTCGGCAAAGTTCACACCATCAGCAGTGCCGATCATCCCGTGGTCCTGCATCAGATGTTCGATGGTGTCGATGACCCCACACTCCAGCAGAACGGCTTGCCATCTCAGGTGTCGCCAGTGACCATCGAGGAACAGGTTGCTGAGGACAGCATTCCTGATCTCGTCACGTCCAGCATTCTGAGTAGCACCCAACCATTGGAAGACCCCTGCCCGGTAGCAGTGAAGGCTCAACGAGCTAGCAGCAAACGAGCTGTGCCTGATACGTCCAGAGCCCGCCAGCTGGTTGGTGATGATCTCGATGGTCTCCTCTGAGTAGTAGGGACCAGGGTCGAGCATCATGTACTTGGTGACAGCGGGAGTGATGGCCAGCTTGCCCTGAAGCCCGATCGAGATCTTGCTCAGATTGGGTGTGGATCTCATTCGACCTTCTTCAGCGTGTCTTTGTTGAGCGTGACTGGAGGTGACCCATCTCGGTTGTCAACCTTGACCCACCGCCAGTCTCCCCACTCACCAACTATATACCCACTGATAGTAGGACCAGCTGTCACTCTGTCACCAGTATTAGTCATCTGCGATACACGTACCCTTCAAGGACGATGCCATTGGCAAACTCCACCACGTAAAGGGCGTCCTTCCCCTCCTTGGCAGACTCACGAAAGTGCTTGGCAAGTTCATCAGCACCCAACGTGTGACTCTTGTTAGCCATCTTGAACTCACCTACCTCATCGGCATTTGAGGCATCACCCTTGATCTTTCCAGCACCAGAATTTGGGTGAGGTCTCATGTTGTAGACCTTGGCGGTCGGTGCCTCGTTCTCCCGGCCCTTCACCTGAGGGGTCTTCTCCTTGTACGGGAAGAGATCGTCCCGATCCACTGACCGACAGTCCTTGCACACCTCGAACCGAACGTTGGTGTGGTTGATGCACCGACACTGGCGGATCACCTTGTCACAATCACTACACCTGGTGATCCCATGACCAAGCAAGCTACTCACTCAGCTTCTCCCAAATTCCATCGAGCAACTCTTGGTCGTCTGACATGGCGGCCTTGAAGGCGTCCTTGCCTCTGACCTCAGTGTCCCCAAACTTGTACGTGCCCTTCTTCGGCTGGGTGATGATCCCTTCGAGCATGGCTGTATCGAAGACGAACCCGAGATCATCCACACCATCCCCGAACATGAAGGTGAACTTCACCTCCTGGTGCGGCCTGGACAACTTGCTCTTCTCAAGGTGGGCTCGGATCACCTGCCCGATCACCCTCTTGTCTTCCTTCACCTTGGACGACTTGAACATGGCCACCCTCATCGAGGAGTAGAAGGGCAGAGCCTTCCCGCCTGGCGTAGTTACTGGTGAACCAAAGGTGATTCCGACATTCATCCTCGTCTGATTGATGAAGAGGAGTGCCGTGTTGTTGTTGTACGTGGTGATCTTACGAAGGGCCTGTGACATGAGAGCCGCCAACCTGGCTGGTTGCACTGGATCTCGGGAAGACTTCTCGGCTTCTGTCTTCGGGAGAGTGGCAGCTACTGAGTCCCAGACGACCAGGCCTACTCCTGCTCGGACGAGGGCGACTGTTGCGTCGACGGCTTCTTCACCAGTCTCAGGGTGCATGACGATGAGCTTCTCGGTGTCGACACCAAGGGCGTCAGCCCAGCTCGGGTCGAATGCATTCTCCGTGTCGATGATGGCGGCCGTGAGGTCGTTGTCTTGGGCAACAGCACATGCACTGAGGCCAACGTATGACTTGAGCGTTGAGAAGTCTCCGAAGATCTCCGTCGCCCTCCCCATCGGAAGCCCGCCACCGAGAAGATAATCAACAGGAGTAACACCAGTAGGTAGGTAATCGACAACAAGAGAAGGATCTGAACCAAGTTTGATGACATCGCTACCTAGCTCCTTGTTGATCACGTTCATCAGCTCTTTGGCTGTCGTCATGTGATGTGGTCACTTTCATCGTTACCTTCCCACGGCCAGACTTGGCCGGGGACATATCTACAATCTTCTGGGTGAGTTCGTCGTCAGACAAGCGGAACATCTCACGAACCATCTTCAAGTCACCGAGGTCAAGCTCACAATCGGGGTCTTCATCACCACGGTTCATGTCATAACCCAAGTCAGCGATCGTCTCGACTATCCGCACCCACAAGTGCTTCTTCTCTGGTGCCAGAGGGACACCTGCATCGACGCCTGACATGGCGTACTTCTGCATGGCAGACCTCACCCTCTCTGCATTACGAGAGTCCTTGGCTCGTGACTTCACTGTCACCCGGCCACCCTCCATCGACATGCGAGTTTCGATGTTGGTCTGAGTCACAGCCAGAGACTCGAACAACTCCTGTGGGAAGTTGACGATGACCTCGTAGCCGAGAGTCTCTGGATCTTCCGAGATGGTTCCGGTCAGAATCGACATGCACATCATGAAGAGTGAGTAGTCGCCCTGTCCGAGCCTCTGCCAGTCCTCAGCCATCAGAGCCCCAGAGACCCGAGTGCCCCAGCATCTTGCAGCTTGAGTAGCACTCCGTTGAATTCACCATTGGCTGCATAATTCTTCCCTCCTGATACAGCTCTACTATCCGTATTGTTTATCAGATCATCAATGGTGTCGAAAGGTGCGTTGGTGAATATCTCACTAGCCGCCTTGATGCCAATCCCATCAATCGAGGACAGGCCCTTTCGGATTCCCCTCCTCTTCTTGTCGATGGTCCACACGTCACCAGAGATGTTGACATCGGGTGGCAGGATTCTGATCCCCAGCCTCCTCGCCTCCCTGACGTAGAGCTTCTCCTTCGGAGTGCCAGCTGTCGTCTCCAGCACTGCCGTCATGTACTCCAGCGGGTGGTGGGTCTTGAGGTAGGCAGCCTGGTAGCCCATCAATCCGTAGGCAGTGGCGTGAGCTTCGTTGAACCCGTAGTCGGCAAACCCTTTCATCTGATCCCAAACCCAATCTGCCTCTCGGCTACTCATGCCAGCAGCAACACAGTGAGCCTTGACAGCGCCACTGAACTCTCGGAACACACCATGGGACATCGTGAGCTGAGATCCCGACGCCTTCACTGCATCGAGGAACTTGTTCATCAGCTCGTAGCCCATGCCAAGATCCCGCAGGATGTCCATGACTTGCTCCTGGTAGAGCACCACGCCCTGAGTCGTCTTCAGCGCCTTCTCGATACAGGGGTGAGGGTAGTCAGGGGGTGGGACACGCTTGAATCGACGGTCGATGAACGTGTCGGTCTGGCCAGTCTTCATAGCTGCGGGCCTGAAGAGGGCCATGGCGTCGATGCAATCCTTCACCGTCCTCGGCTTGAGCTTCTTCGTTCCCCAAGCGTTGGCCTTGCCATCGAACTGGAAGATGCCGTTGTTCGGCTCCACCTTGCGGAGTGCCTTGAACGTCTCCTGGTCCTTGAGTGGAATCCACCCGAGACCATCGAGTGGGTCACGGTCGATCATCTCCAAGCACCGACGCATGGTGGTGAGTGTCCTCAGCCCGAGGAGGTCGAGCTTCACGAAGCCCAGCGCCTCCACTTCCTTCATCTCATACTGGGTGACGGTGTTCTTGCTCGATGGGATGAGCATGGTCGGCACGTAGTCAGAGATCGGTAGCCCTGGTGGCTCGATGATGAACCCGGCAGCGTGCGACCCTGGTGCCTTCGAGATGTCCAGGCCACCCAGACTCCTGATGATCAGCTGCTCGTCTTCCGGCAGATCGGAGATGGTGTCGACCCATCCGTACTTGGCCTTGAAGTCTTCTGGACCCATGTCCCGACGTTTGCGGGAGATGTACTGCACGAACAGTGACCCCCGGTCATAGTCATCGACACCCATGGAGTTGTAAGTGCCAATCTGACAGATGGTGTACTTGTCACTCAGGTAGTCAACGATGTCCTGACGGCGAGTGTCCTCTACGTCTATGTCGATATCTGGTGGCTTGGTCCTGTCTTCGGTCATGAACCGATCGAACCCGACCTTCCATTCGATGGGGTCGATGTTGGTGATGTCGAGCATGTAGCAGACGAGTGACCCGTTGGCCGATCCTCGAATGTTGAGGAGGATGCCCTGCTTCCTGGCCCAGCGGCACACCTTGGCCACGAAGAGCAGGTAGTCAGCAAACCCCGTCTTCTCGAACACCTCGATCTCGTGCTTGAGCCTCTTCATGTACTTCGACGGGATGCTGTCTGGCCACCACTCTGCAGCTGCCTTCCACAACAGGTTCTCCATCGACCTCTGCGGGTTCTTGGCCACGTGTGGCACTTGGAACCTGTAGTTGTCGATAGCTGGTATGGCCATCTTGTTCAGGTCGATGATGTCTCTGAAGGACGCCAGAGCTGCGTTGTAGACCCGCTGGGTCGTCCTGGTCTCGGCGTAGTGGTCCTTGATCCACTTCTGCTTGCACAGGTGATAGGCGTCACCAGGGAAGGCCGCATCGTCGTCTGGGTCCAGGCCATGGATGACCATCCTCTTCATTGCGTCGTGCAACGGGACCTGATCGAGGTGGCAGTAGTGAGAGTCGTTGGTGATGACCACTGGGATGCCGGTCTTGTTGGCGATCTCCCAAAGTGCCTCGGTGATGCTGACATCATCAGATGAACCATCCGGCTGGATGGTGTTGTGCATCTGAGTCTCGATGTAGGTGTGAGGGAACCTCTGGGCAAACCACTGGGCGATGCCTATGGCTCTCTGCTCACCATGGTTCAGCAGAGTCTGGATCAGAATCCCGAAGAAGCAACCTGTGGTGATAAGGACATCAGCACCACAACGCTGGGCAAGAATGTCCAGGTCGTCGAAGTCGATCCTTGGCTTCCGGTGGAAGGCTGATCTTTGGTGAGAGCGGGACGATAGCTCGACCAATCCCTTGTACCCGTCGAGGTTCAGAGCCAACACACCCATGTGGTAACGCTTGGCGTCCTTGTCGGCCTTGTCGTGGACGAGGTAGAACTCCTCGCCAGGGAAGGGCGCAAGGTTGTGTTTCTTGCTGGCCTTGTATAGCTCGATCGTTCCCGACATGTTCCCATGGTCGGTGAGAGCTATCCCCGGCTGATTGTTACGTGCAGCAGTCTCGACCATCTCAGTCACTGAGCCCATGGCGTCTAGCGATGAGTAGTGGGAGTGTGCGTGCAGATGAAAGAACGAACCCATACGGACTCACCTCCGTTCTTAGTTTGCCACCTAGAAATGAGTGAGGGGTAGGCCCGGTGGGAAGGCCTACCCCTCTGCCAGGTCGGTGGGTCCCTGACAAGAACCACACTACCTGACTATTGGTGAGAACGCAACCCTAGATTAGGATCGCATCTTTCAGGTGACGGCATCCTCGATTGCGTCGATGTAGACCTGACGGTTCTTCGACGACACCTTGAGGCCGATCTCCTTGGCCAAGGTGCGGAGTGCAGTGATCTTCATGTCTGGCAAAGCGTCGAGGTCAACGGTGATGGACTCTTCGTCATCATCAAGGTCTTCATCATCGTCATCGTCCAGATCGAAGTCATCGTCGTCATCATCGTCTTCGTCATCATCGAGGTCTTCGAGGTCGTCGTCATCTTCCTCGTCTTCCTCTTCATCTTCATCTTCATCACGACTTGCCCGGCGAGATCCCTTCCTCGTGGTGGGCTTGGCTCGTCCCGACTTGTCCTTCGGCTTACGACGTGGCTCCTCTTCTTCCTCGTCATCGTCATCCACATCGTCAATGTCATCGTCGTCGAAGTCGTCCTCTCCCGAGACCGCCTTCTCCCACTCCTCGTACATGCCGATGAGGAATTCCTCAGTGTCGACGACCTTGTACTTCTTGAGGTTGATCTTCGACTCGTCCATGGGATCGAACCGATATCGGGTGTCGGTTCCCTTGCCCCGACGAGTCAGCTCGAAGTCACGGTCCATGATGGTCCCACGCTTCTCGCAACGAGCAAGCAGATCATCTGCCAGTGACGACGGCAGCTTCATCGGGTAGACCTTCCCCTCCTCAATATCGAGGACACAGGTCATCACCCGCTTTGAAGGACCGAAACGTCCACCGGATGCTTCTCCGTCATCACCCTCTACAAGGGGACGGAACATCCTGACCTCTTCATCGAAGACCTCTCGGTAGCCAGTCCAACCATCGGGCTCGGTGAGGAATCGCACCATCACGTCTTCATCTTCCCCGATGAACTTGACGAAGTGCTCTCCACCTCCCTGCTTCAACCTCTTCTTGGCTTCTTGGATGGAGCCGAATTTGCCCCCTCCTTGAAGCTTGACCTTCTTCTTCGTTGCCATGTTGCTCCCTTGAGCTGATCTTGACACCGCCAGTGACTCACGTACTGACTGGTGATAACCATATCACAGAGGTGTGATTCGGTGTTCCATGACCCTACTGACGGGGTGGGACATTACGTTTCACCTGCATCCGAAGGACATATATAGGAGTAACGGTGGTTGCTGCTCCTGAGTCCAGGCGAGAAGAAACCCCGACCCAGTACGTCGGGCCGGGGCTGCTTCCCTAGCAACTCGGAGGTGAGTGGCTCCGAACTTGTCTCTCTACTTATAGGAAGGATTGCTGTTACTCACGGTCTCCGCAACTTCCTCTGAGCCTTGACGATCTTGTCGATTTGGTCCTCAGCTTCTGGGGTCAACGGCATCAGGCCGTTAGCTCTCGCTTCCTCGCCTGAACCGAACACCTCGACACCACTCGGCTCTGGGGGTTCGATCCCATATATACGCAGAGCGAGTAACTCGTGGTGATGACCTCTGTTGCTGTGACAATCACCCCAACCACGGCACATCTTCTGTGTCTCACCCAATCCTGACCAGTGGCACAGGAACTTGGCTGGTGGTTGATGCATCGTCTCCGCATCGAACTCGACGAGCTTGTCGTACTCGTCTGGGTGCCACACAGCTGGTGGAACGTCCTTGCGGTACGGACACGAGGGACATGGAACGTCCCTGAACTCCTCAATCATCTGACTCACCTCACTTTCTCCTGCCCTGAGAGCAGGTGGAACCCCACCACCGAAGTGATGGGGAACCATCTGGCATCAGAGTGACGATTCCCAAAGGTTGATCTCTTTGACAATCTGCTTGTCGATCCGAATCGCTCGGAACGGCCACTTCTCGGCCCGAGTGCAGACACGAGCTACATGGTTGCCCTTGCGTATCGTCCACTGCGTCTCGGTGGTCTTGCCTGTGCGATGTCCGCAGGCAAGCACATCCATCTCGTTGTGATTTGGTGCCTTCGACGCTGGCTGATCCAGAGCAACGATCACCGTCCAGTGTTTGCATCGGGTACAGAACCCGAGCCACATCCAGTCAATGCCTTTGCCCTTCTGATCGCCGTCGTAGATCATCACGTAGGAGTCGGAGGAATCCAACACCTGACGGATGGTCGTCGGTGACGGGCCAATGCCGAACTCCCCAGGGGTTCCGCCCTGGGTGATCAGGATTCCGTGCATGAGGTCCATTGCTTGCTCGGTATCAGTCATCACTTCACCGTCACTCTCAGGTAGGGCCTCTTGGGCGTTTCGGTTGTTGCTGATTCGATCAACTTCTCGTCGATCTCTCCCAGCGCCACCGCTGCTTCGAGGAGCTTGGGGTCGATCACCTTCTTGGTGACCTTCTCCACTACATCCTCTGGCAGATTGTCCAGAAGCTCTACCGGGTCGATGTTGCGAGTGACTCCTGCCACGAGGGCAATTTGGACATCACCACGTGAGGTCCCCCGAATGAGGTCCCTCTCCATGTCACCTTTGACCATCGTTTCGATGATCTGCTCTTGGAAGGATCGGTACTCCGCCTCGGACTCCTCCTTGGACTCCTTGGCATCGAGCATGTTCTCGACCCAACTCAGCTTGATCTTGGCTGGTTTCGCCATGATCTTCTCACCTCCGTTTGTTTCCTGCCGGATGACAGGTGGAAGGGCACCTCCGAAGAGATGCCCAACCATCTACCTACCGACTGCCTGACCAGTAGCTCCTAAGCAGCTCGAACTGTCCGTTGGACATCATCGCCACGATCAGAATCACGATCACGACGATGGCTGTCCATGTCAGGTTCCTGAACGTTGTCTCAGTCACGTCGTGCCGAGCTTTGTGTCGGGATGTTCACCTTGACCTTGCCACCACGCCTCGGAGCAGATGGCCTGCCTGCCGCCAGGAGGGCGTCGACATCCAACTCGTCCAGAGTCTCGATGGTTTCGGTGACCATGGTGATGTAGTCATCAGCATCCTCTTCGGATACGTCAGACGTGTCGATGCCTGCGTACTTCTGCAGCATCGCCTTGGTCATCAGGTTAAGCACCCCGAGTGTGTTCGGGTCCCAGTCGAGGAACAGTCCGTTCCGCTTGGGAAGCCACTCTCCCTTACGAGCTGACCAGTACCACTCCCGAAGGTTGACGTGATGCGTGACGGTCGGGCCGTCATACTTCGTCATCTCCACGAGAGTCGCCACCAGCTTGCTCTTGTCTTCTACCAGGACGTGCTCGAAGAGCGTCTCAATGTCCTTGTAGTCAGGCTTGGGTGTCGCTTGCTTTGCCATTGTTCTCACCTCACTGTTGTCCTGCTGAGTAGCAGGTGGAAGCTCACCCCCATGGTTAGGGGATGAGCAACCATCTATCACTCAGCCTTGGTGATCTGATCCAACGCAACCTCGGCAATACGAAGCTTCGCCTTCAGGATCTCGATCTCACGCCGTAGCTGTTTCTTGGTCACTTGCCACCACGAGTCTGAACCTTGACCTTGCCGGTGGCCTTGGCTACCGGCTTCTTCTTGGCCGTGGCTTTCTTCGTGGTAGGTGCTGTCTTCTTGGCTGCCGCAGCTTTGGGTGTTGCCTTGGTCGGAACCTTGGCCTTGCCCTTGGGCCGTTCCTGCTTCTTGGCAGAATCGGCCTTGGCTTTGGACTCCCTCCGAGCTTTGCGTGCCGATCGTTCGGCAAACGCTTCCTCAGAGTTGAGTTCCTTCACCCGTTCCTCGGTGCCTTCGCCTCCGACAAGACCAACTCCAGGGATCTCCATGATCCCGTCTGAATTGATCGTCTCGAAGATCACCATGGCCAGAGCGTCGAGAACTTCCTCGACATGCTTCTTGGCGTCCGATGTGCGACACCTCGTCTTCACTGCGTCATAGACAACCGATCCTACGATCTCTTGACCTGACATGTGATTCTCACCTCCGTTATTGGTGCCGGTTAGCACCATGGGATGCACCCTCCCCGAAGAGAGGATGCACCCGAGTTGTTAACCGGCCGTTGCGACGACGCTCCGCATTGCTCGAACAACCATGGCCTTGGTCATGGTCACAACGTCGTCGAAACTCTCGACGTTGCTAGCCACACTGCAGCCATGATCACCATGAGACACAGCTCCGTTGATCCCGTACAGGGCAGTAGTCACGCCCGCACGGTTCATCGACTGGATCACTTCATCTCCTCGATTGCTGGCCCAGTGACCATCGGTCACCGTGACCATCATCCGAATCGAATCTGAATCCCTCGACAGGAGCCAGTGTGCTGATTTGCTCAAGCAATCGCCTGGGTCAGTGCCTCCCCTCATCTTGAAGGAGAGCATCTCACCAGACTTTGCTTTGTCACCCACGTCATAGACGATGAATGACTCGGTGTTGTAGGCGTACACCACACAGTCTCCGCCAACCTGGTCGACGGAACGCTTCAGCAGCCAAGCAGCCCGAGCTACTTCACTCGACATCCCGGCCATCGACCCTGAGATATCCAGGGCAACCGCCATGTTGATACGAGTTGCGTAGTCATTGTCTTGGAACGAGTCGAACGGTTCCCGAAGGAAGCGTTCGCCAGCTTCAGCTTGCATGATGCGTGAGATGTTGGGCCGACCGAGACGGTCAGGTTCCCAAGCACCCTCAGCCTGAACACGAAGGTCCCCGAAGACACGAACGATCTTCTTGGAAGCCATACGGTCATCGCCAGTAGCACTCACTGGGGAGCCGTCGATCCTTTCGGTATCAACGCCCTTGCCCTGTGACATCACCTGTCGAATCGACTCAAAGATCTCATCGAGATGCTCACTGGCGACTTCACTGTCCTGTGCCTCTGATTGAGCCTGGAAGAGTTCCGAGGTGATCTCGTCACTCGTCCAGTCGTTGACATCAGGACTATCACTCCCTGCCGACTCCCCACCTGGGGTGTCGCTGGAAGATTCGTCTGTGTTATCCGAACCATGGTCATCACTGGCAGCCTCACCAGAGGTTTCCCCCTGGCCATCCTGCCCGACATCCCCATCGTTGCTGTCCACTTGCTCTTGCTCTTCGTCGTTGTCGCCGTCCATGTCGTCATAGTCGACATCGTGGGACTCGATGTGTTGTGCGTCGGCATCTTGACTATCTGCCTTCGCACCATCTCGACGCTGACGCCCCGTCTTCTCTGAATCGTCAGGACCACCCCTCTCGGGACGATCCGGCCAGTGACCAACTCCTGATGCTTGATCACCGTTCGCCATCCTCTCGGAGCCCGAAGGCATACCCGATTCGTTGGATGGCTTGGTGATGATCGTGTGGATACGATCCACAATCACTCTCACATCCGACTCGGAAGACGGAGTGAGTATCAGTCGTTGGTACTGCCTGACCAGAGATTCGATCTCGTCAGCGTGCCCACTTGGCTCGAACATGGCCTTCGCACCGTCCCTCAGAGACTGAGGAAGGTAGTGACGGCCACACACGAGAAGCCACAGCCCGTCGTCCACGTTCTGGAGTCCGCCCCTGAGGTTAACCAGGAGGTCTGTCACCAGATTGGTAAAGAGGTCTTCAGCCACTTCGTAACGACTGACGAACAAACGCTCGATGCGTTGGTCCTCCAGAACGTTGAAGATGAACATCTTCAGCGTGTCGCCGAAGAAGCTGCCAGCCACCTTGTACCAAAGGTCAAAGGGTGTGTAGAGCACGTGTGCCACTTCGTGGTAGTTCACACCGATCAGGTTCCGAAGAAGTGATCGGGTGAGATCCGGTGGTGTCCCATCTGCTCGTCGCCCGTACTTGGTTACGTTGAAGGTGATAACACCACCATCGGTCCATGCAGGAGCATTCGCAAGATGAGCACTGTGTGGATGACCACGAGTGACTCTCAGCTTGGTATGTCCGGTGATGATCTGATCCGTCTTCTGAAGGACCCTCATCGCCGCATCAAGCTTACGCTCAATACTTATCATGTTCTCACCTCTTGTTAGTTGCTAAACCACCCTGCCTGAGAAGCAGGAGGAAGGGCACCCCTTCGCAGAGGGATGCCCAACCTTCTATCTCTCAGTCTTCGTACTCGACTCCGTACTCCCTTTCCAGGTCCGCACGGTTCAGGTCGAACACGTTCTTGACTGCCATCTTCTCGTCTGCAGAGAACGCATTGACGAAGTTGTCGATCGCACCGTCGAAGCTCACGGCTTGAGCAAGTTGCTCAAACTCCATGAGCTGATTCGTGGCCACGGGAGTTTCGATGTTCCCCTCGTTGTGCTGAGCCCTGATCTGTCGGGCAATTCGCAGCAACGTATTGGAGAACACCAGCTGCTCCTCGGTCACGTCGTCGTAGTCGAACGACATCTTCACGGCGAACCGATTCTTGAATGCGTAGTTCAGGGGCCTCGTACCCTCGTAGTCGGGGTTGTAATCGCCGATCACCAGCAGCTTGCTGTTGGCAATGATGATTTCACCACCGTTCTCCACGAGAGAGATGGTCCGACGTTTGTCAGTCAAGCCGAACATGGTCGCAGCCACCTTGGCAGGGAGGAAGTTCACCTCGTTGAGGAGGAGAACGCCACCGTGCCTCGCCAGCTTGGTCACAGGTCCGTCTTGCCAGACGTAGCCAGCACCAGTCTTCTTTGGTGCGTAGGTCCCGAACAGCATCGCCGGATCGGCAGCACCGTTGCATGGAACGCTGTAGACGGGGAAGTTGTTGCGTGCTGCGTAGGCGTATACCGCACTGGTCTTGCCAGTGCCGGTTGGGCCGTCGATCAACACGCTGTACCCGAGCCGATGGGCTTCGCCGAGGAACTCGAACTCACTCACACCAGATGACACTTCCCGACTGATGTAGTCGGTGTCGTACCAGCTGGGGGGAATGAGGTCCGCAACCTCTTTGTTCCAGGCCGGGGCCTTCTTCTTCGTCGCAGTCTTGGTTGTTGTAGCAGTAGCCATTTCTGTTCACCTCACGTTGAGTTGCGTAAGGAGGACAAGATGTAGCTAAACACCTCGCCCTCCACAGAAGACACCGAGCAAATTACAAGTTGCTAAGTGGTCATTAGATCAGTCGCAGCTGACTTTACAGTCAGGGTGTGACATCCATCATCGGTGGCCAGGATGCTTGTGAGGGTGTAGGGGCGTCTTCCGCCCCGGTGAGATCAGCTTCTGACCAGCATTCCCGGTATGCACACTGTGCAGCCCAGGTGATTGCCTTGTAGTAAGCCTTCGCCCAGTCACCCTCGTCATCCCACTTGAACGTCTTGATGATTGATGGTCGCCGACGGTTTCCCTGTCGGTCATGAGAGGGACCGTGACCAAACACGGTCACTTTGGAGGCTTCCGCATCGGGATCTTGCAATACCCGATAGGTGCATCCCATCCCTTCGATGGTTGCCATCGTCATCTCTTCGATCGTAAGCGTCATGGTTACTCCGTTCCGCCCGATGTCCTCTGTGGAGGTGAGGTGAGAATTCTGTTCTGATCGGCATCGCCCGTCACATTGGGCTCGGACCGTATGGATTGCTAGGCACTTCAACAGCTTGGGAACCGCATCTCCTGGTCTTCATCTACCTCCAAGAGCCCTTCCACAAACCTCTGTAATCCACAGACGACCATTCGCCACTTCAGAATACTGACTTTATGTCATCCTCTCACTAGGTGAGATTCTGACCTCTCAGGCTGCACGTGCGTTCCTAGCTCATGCATCGCCCGAACGGTTACCTATCACTTTCACGGTGGGATACTTGCTCCCATCGACAATTACTCGTGATCCCTTGCCATTGTCAGCGTGTCCGAAGGCTTGCTCTATCGCCTGCCGGTTGCTTCTCTGTTGATTGTCAAGATGCGTCTTAGTCAAGTCTGACCGACACCATCGAAGTAGCTAGGCTCCCGCCCCTCATAAGTGGGCTTTGCAAGATCACGAGACCGGACTACCAAGGGTCGATTCCGTAGGGTTCTAACCCCTACCTACCCTGCCGAATTACAGAATTCAGAACACTTGCCACTAGGGCCAACAGAGGTTTGATCCTCCGCCATGTTGTTCTCACGGCTTGTCACTCAGTCGTTCTCACTCTTGCCATGGCACGCATAGTCCAACGATCGGACCGTTCCTAGTTGTCCTAGCCCCGTAGCCGATTGATACGGGGCTAAGTCCCTGGTCATGCCTAGCGTTCGATTGTCAAGGTGCTAGATCCCTATTGGAACCCATTGGGAGCTGTCACCCAGACTCCCAGTCTGAGCCATCACTCCCGGCCCGAGTAGACCGAATCACCGACCTACTCACCTAGGACACTATCACAGCTAGTGAGGTTGTAACAGGGACCCTAGGGGTCCCCTGTCGGCACCCTGGCACCCTGGCAGTAGGCCTAGGGTCACCACTAGCACAGAATCGATTCTAAGGCCTCTCAGAGCCGTTCTAAGGCCCTACTAGGATTCTGTGCTATGGGTATAGCCAAACACCCTGGCAAGCTCTTAGAGAGCCTCTCAGGCACCTCTCCTGGCAAGTGAGGTTTCTAGCACCTAGGCCACATTGACCAGCCCGACCCCTCACTGAGATCATATGAAAGGTCATGAGATAACCAAAGATTCCATTCTCACCTGTATCATGACTTTCCAGGTATTTCATGCAATTCTAGGGAGGATGTGATTCTGGCAGAAATTCAGCGACACTCAGCATTTCTGTTTTGGGCTTCTGAGGCAGAAATTCTCTCGTCGCTCAGTACTGGTGATCTCAGCTCGAAATGTGAGAAAGTTACCTACCGCATCTTCAGATGATAGAGTGACAATTGCACCACCAGTAACTAGGAGAGAACTGATGGCGGAAGAAGCAGTTGAGACAGTCAAGCTGGACCCTCTCACAGGGACCACCATTGGCACCCAGTCATGGGTCATCGCTACTGAGATGGCAGCTGGTGGAGAGGGCAAAGGGGAGGTGATCGACCGCATCAAGGCCAGAGTCCCCGAGACCACACGCTCAGGGACCCCCAACCCGATAGCTCAGAGAGTCAACACAGTGCTCACGCAGCTTCGCCAGAAGGGCTGGACCGTCGAGGAGTCATGGAAGCTCGTCCCTCCAGCAGAGGGAGAGGCACCCAAGCCCAAGGCACCAGCCAAGAAGCCTGCCAAGAAGGCGGCCTCCAAGACCAAGAAGGCTCCTGCCAAGAAGACAGCAGCAAAGCCCAAGGTCACTGAGAGGGCAGCGGTGACCAAGGAGGGCAAGGTCGTACCAACCAAGCCCAAGGTGACCGGGAAGCGTAAGATCGTGAAGAAGAAGGTGACTGCCTGACCCGCCCTTGGGCAATCACTTTCTAGGAGGCCGGGGTGTGGAAGCCCCGGCCTTCTTCATGTGTATCGGTCCGCAAGAGCACGAAGCTTCTTGGGCTTCATCTCCCCAGGGTCCTTGGCTTTGACCCCATCCTTGCGTCGACCGAACATCTTCCCGTCTACCCGACGTAGGTTCAGAACGAACTGCTCGTGCTTCAGCCTGTCGTAGATAGCCGCCTCAGCCTCTTGCCCAGCTCTGTCGTTGTCGAGCATGAGGATGATGTCCGTAGCACCCATCCTCCGCAGCTCACCGACCTGATAGTCACTGATCCTCGAACCCAGGATGGCTACAGCACTCATGCCGAACTGGTCGAGCTTGATTGCGTCGAGTGACCCCTCACAGATGAAGATCGGCATGTCATACGACCTCCAAGCCCCGAACAGGATCTCGCTGATCTTCGAGCCCTTGGGGTACTTGTACCGGACCCTCACGTCATGGTCGAGATACCGACGGATGATTCCCCTCAGCCTTCCCATGTGGTTCCTGTACGGGATGGTTACCGCATTCCTCATGGGGTCGTAGCCGAGATCCCACTTCTCCACGATGTTGTTGTCGAACCCACGCTCTCCCCAGTAGGGATGCATCACGCTCTGGCGGTACTTCCTCAGCACGTGCTCAGGTAGAGCTTCTTCAGGCTCCAGAGACAACCGTTCAAGGATGCTCTTGCCCGACAACATCGAGGTTGCCTCTGGAGCCACACCTATAACGCCACCAAGGTGACCGCCCTTGCCACAAGCGTGGCAGTAGTACAGCCCCTTCTCGACGTTCACCCTCATAGAGGGATTCGTGTCCTCATGGAAGATGCAGAGGCAATCCCACTCATCACCAGACTTAGATCTGATGTCGAGATTACTCTCCGCCCACTGCTCATATTCTCTCATGAGATTATGGTATCACCCCAGATTGATGACACCGGCTCCTTGAGTGACGGTTCTTGGAACCCTGCCAATCCCACCATGGTTGACCGTCACAACAGGGTGACGGTCAGTAGACGATCCCTTGCACAGAACATCACCCGCAGGCCAGTTACCGATGAACTCACACCCCGTCACAGTCACCCGTGGGAACTCACCAGCTGGAACAGTCTGGTAGACCCGCCCTGATCCGGCCATCACTGCTGCATTGACAATCGGGTGATCGTGACGCTGATCCCCTGCATCGAAGGTGCATCCGACCACAGTGATCTGATCACTACCGACCACAGGATCAGACTTGGCGATCTCATTGAGAGAGCTGTTCCTCAACACCTTGACTGGAGTGTGCATCCCTGAGAAGTGACAATCTCTGATGTTGATGTTGCGGGCACCCCACTTGTGGATGACAACACCTTCACCACCCTGGCTTGTTGACCCAAGAGGTGCAGCACCTGGGTCACTCCAGCTGTAGGGATCGACGCTGTTCCTCGATGGGCCAATGACAGTGCAGTTCTGAATCACCCAGTTGTCGCCGCCCTTGATGTCAATGAAGTTCTCACCAATCCTCAAGTTGGGTCGACCGGCAATGGTGAACCTCTCACCCGTCCACTCTGCAGTGCAGTTCTCAATGACCACCCCGTCAGAGTTGTAGCTGTGGATGCAGTCCGCACCGATATCGAGGAAGTCACAGTGGTGGATGTGGATGTTCTTGACTCCACCACCCATCCAGAAGACCACGGTGTCCCTGTTGATGCTGGTGTGGATGAACCTGCTGCAGCGGACGTTGTAGATCTCGATGTCCTGGGCACCATGCATCTGGACGAAGTAGCCAGTGGAGGCTCCCTTGTTCCCAATGTGCTCGATGTCCCTGATGACGACATGCCTGTCGTTCTTGCCCAGGTAGATCATCCCAGCGACCGTTGCACCTGGCTCGGCCATGATGGTGATCGGTTTGTCTGCTGTCCCCTGGATCGGAGGATGGTTGGCCGGGAGGATGGTGACGTGAGCCCGAGCTGGGTCAGGGTGAGCCTCCATCACATAGGTGTCCCCAGGCTGAGCCGCCGCCATAGCGCTGGCCAGGTTCTTCACTCCTGCCCGAACCATGATTGCGTCATCTGGAACGACACCACCAATGGGGTCAGGGACACCATCTTCACCACTGCCATCATCCGGTGGTTCATCAGTCGGCGGGTCATCTACAGGAGGCACATCACCAACCTTCAGCCCTTCAGCAATGTTCCAGATGCTCTGGCTGTGAGCCTGGATAGCCGTCATTTCGTCTGTCAGTGACATCATCACTACTTCCGCTTGAGCTTGACCTTACGAGGTAACTTGATGTCACTACCATATCTCCTCAGCTGCTTTACTTCGTTCTTCCAGCGGAATGGGGTCATTGGCAAGCAGATGTTACAGATCCGGTAGAACTTCCCGTGGTCACAAGGGATGCCGTTGCAATGGAGCTTCTCACAGCGGGAGTACTTCAACCGGCACAGCTCACACCGAGCTTCTCCCTTGGGTTCCGGCTTCTTGCGTGGCGGCTTCTCAGTCGCCTTCCATGCCTGGAGCTTCGGTCTCGTCTTCTGAGATGAGGATGAGGATTTCTTCTCCGTTGGAGCCATAGACCATCACCTCTCCCGTCCCGTAGCTAGTGAAGATCTCGATCATGCCGAGCTTAGTTTCCAAGAGGATCATCACATCATCGTCATCATCTGGCTCGATGGTGACAACAAGATCTCTGCTTTGGTACTCACCCCAGTAGTGGGCGATCGGAACCTCTCCATGGCGTGAAGAGTTGAGCTGTGCTGGCCAATCAGGCATCTGGGGTCTCCTTGGTACTGCTCCTGGTCGGCTCCGTATGGAGGCAGTCTTCATCCCCGGCATCGTGGTGAGCACACTCACAATTGGGAAAGACATCAGCTTCCAAGTTCCACCATGCAGCACCGAGCTTGGTGCTGATGTGGTCGATGCTCCGCTTCATGCCCTTGTGCCAGTTCATGTCGTTCCGGTCAGTGGTTGGGCAGTTGCTCATCTCCACACTGAACTTCTCACAGGCGATCATAAGAGCATCGTATTGTGATTCTGTCACTCGTAGAACGAGAGTCTTGGTCGTAGTCATATCGTGTACTCGTCGTACACCTGGCTCTGCTCTTCCTCATCTTGGGTGAGAAAGTAAGCAGCAGCAAATGATCCTACGAAGACACCCGCTAAGAACTTGAACATAGTTCCTCCTCACGAGTGATCTTATCACTAATGAGGGTGGGGGTGACACTGCCACTGACGCCACGGGTTTCCGTGTTGGCCATCTCGTGCTGTGACATCAGCGGCCAGCTCAATGGCAAGAACAGGGTCGTACCTGTTGGCAGAACGTGTTAGGGGTTCTGACCATCCCGACCTCTCAGCTTCCCGGTTCCAGGTACCAGCGAGGAACTGGAAGATTCCTCCTGCTGTGCTGTCGGGGTTCTTGGCTGTCGACTTCCATGTGGACTCACACCCGACGACTATCGAGGCCTTCTCAGAATCAGTCGTCGCATGGTCATCGAACACGTACTCCAGGTATGGACGAATGTTGTTCTCACATTGATCGGGAGTACCACACTCGCTCCTCGCCACCATCATCATCCACACCACTAGTAGCAGCTCTCCCACTCTTCTCTCCCTTGAAGTCAAGGTCGATCAGCTGCATAGCGACGGCTAAAGCCTGCAATTGCACATAGGCAAACGTTCGGTACACGTCCTTATGTCCCTGGACGTGGATCGGCTGATGACCAGACCCAGAGAGTACAGCGTCCAACCCTGGAGATACATCCCCAGCGTGACAACAGTCGAACCCGATCCACCACACGTTGGTCTCAGTCACGTCGATGACACCAGCAAAGGTGAGGCCGCCATGGCAATACACCTCATCCTCAATATAGGGGTAGCCAACTCCATATAGAGGATCACCTTCGGTGACACCTGCATACCCACACCAGTGACCAGTCACGTCATGGCGGAGAGCAAAGCACTTCATCGTCTTGCCCTGGTAGGTCATGTTCCAGAAGGCATAGTCAGGCTCGGTCATCCATGGGCCATCTGCCCAGGTGCTCTTGTCGATGTGCCTGTCTTGCCCCGAAACTAGCCCGCTGATGGTGTCAGCCAGCTGCTCAATCGTCTCGGTCATCATCTTTGTCCTTCATGTCCTGAGCTTGGTCATACGTGATCTCGCTGAACTCACCATCGTTGGGTAGGAACTTCGTCCAGAAGGTGATCCCATCACGTCCGTGCCGATACTTTGCCAGGTTCACCCGGTGAACAGAGCGGGAATACTGCTGCAGCATGATCACGGCGTCAGCGTCTTGGCCGATCGAGTCTCCGTAGGCCAGATTCTCTACTCCTGGGATGTCACGCTTTCCTGCCCCGGCCCTGTTCAACTGAGCAGCTGTGACGATGGGGACCTGATAGCTCATCGCCAGAGTCTTCAGTTCACCCGAGAGTTTCTGCACTGCCCTCCAGTCGTCACCGATCATGGACATCAGCGTCATGTAGTCGATGAACACCACATCGGGCTTGTTGCGCTCGATGAGGCTGGCGATCTCTAATGGACCTACCTGGCCTCGACCACGGTCAGAAACATGGAGCCTGCCTGGGTAGTGACCCGGCACCTTCTTGAGCCAATCCCTATATGTAGAGGGACCAACATGACCAGTGGTGAGTTCCTGACTAGTGAACTTCAGGTGACCCGCTGCCTTGTGCATCTGGTTGCTCATCACGGTGTGAGCCCTGACGAGAATCTGTTCTCGTGGTTGCTCCAACGAACAGAACTGCACTGCGTACCCGGCTTTGACGGAAGCGACTGCCATGTTGACGAGAGCCCAGGTCTTGCCTTGCCCGAGACGAGCACCGACCACCCAGAGGTGGCCTGGCATGGGTCCACCAGTCCTTGCGTCGAGCGTGTCGTATCCGGTGGGTGTACCCGATGCCCCGTGCTCTTTGATCCTGGCAGCGAGGCCTCTGATGTACCGATAGGCAGCATCGAAGTCGGCTATGGCGTCATGATCACCATCGGCTCCATCCAGCTCTGTTCTCAGCCCGACGATGCCGAGGTGAAGCTCACGCAGAACCTCATCGACCATGCCCCTGTCCTCGATGCCCTCTACACCCCGTTCAAGGAGCCGCTTGAGCACGAACTGGGAGTGCTGGGCATGGACCTCTTCTACTAGGGGCTTGGCCTCTCCTGCGTCGGTTCTCAGGATCTTGAAGTCTGGGAAGCGGGACTTGAAAGAGTTCTGGCCTGGAGACTTTGCGTACTTGGTGACGAACCTCTCAATCCACACCCACTCTTTCTTGTGGATGTGGAAGTGGTTCGAGTTCACCCCATGCTTTGCTGCAGTCCGGTAGTCACGATGCTTGACCACATAGCTGATCAGCACCGATTCTGGATTCGCCATCTACTTATCACCTCACGTGTTGTAATCATCAAGGTATCCCAGAAAGGAAGAAGGTGCCAGGACCCCTCTCCCCCGACGGGATGAAGTCCTGACACCTTCTCGCAGTCAAACGTGAGGTGAGTCACTGCTTGATCTACATCATAGGTGATTACAACATCAGATGTCTATCACCGTGCAAGGCCCGTAGGCGATGGTGTTCGTGAGACCTCCGATGGTCACACGCAATCGGTACCAGTAGATGCCGGGTACCGGGATGTCTGAGTTCGACACGCTGACGATGCATACCCCATCGGTGTCGTCACCCGAGACAGAACCTGCCTGGCTGAACTGCAAGTTCTCGTCGCTGTTGTTGTCGTAGACGTAGAGGGTGATGTTTGTCTGGCCGGTGAAGTCGTACTTGCCACGGGTCCCATCAGCCAGCTTGCGTCGGACGGTGAATGACAGCTGCGGGTCATCACCATGCTGTAGCTCGATCGGGTGACGGCTCATTGGCAGGATTCACATCCCTCTGGGTTCTCCAGATCACAGGCTTCGTAGTCGACCTCGATCGGCTCGTCCTCTTCAGCCATCCATTCATCAAGATCGTCAAGATCCTGCTCGCCCACGTTGATCAAGCTCACGTTGTCCTCTTCCCTACCTTCACCCCGATGGTGACCAGGATGACTCCTGCTGACGCCAAGAGTAGTGCCAGGTATGCAATGGCAGTGGAGCTACTCCCGGTGCAAGCCAAGCCGCCAGGAGGGCACTCATCCTCTGGAGGAGTCGGGATGGTGGTCGTCACCACAGGAGTAGAGGTGGTGGTGTCGATGTGAGGCCTGGTCGTGGTGGTGATGACGGGAACAGTGGTAGTGGTGCTCGGCGGGGAGCCTGTGCAACCAACGACCGTCACCATGGCCAAGACACTGTTGGCTGAGTCAGCAGGGGTATTGCCATGGACAACACGCCACTGGGTCTTCGAGCCCCGTTCGTAGGTACCGAGCGGGATGTCGATCAGCTCGATCACATCATCGGGAAGATCGGGAGACAGTGCAGTCACTGTCCCATCGTCGAACTCCACGTAGACGTTCTCCCCGGCCTGGATCTTGTCAGTCGGGTGAGACTCGTAGTCAGCGAGGTGAGTGACGGTGACGATGAACTCATCACCAACGGGGACACTGACCCAAGCAGTAGGTCCATCCCCGGCAACGAAACGGGCCGACTGAACGGAAGTCGTCTCACAGTAGGGAGCAAAGTAGTCGGGGTCTTCTTGAGCCCCCGCTTCATTGGTCATGCCTACGAGTAGTGAGCAGATCACCATCGTGACAATGATTCGGAATTTCATCTCGCCTCCACGGCCAGGTAATAGGTATGACTTATTACCTTATCACCTTTTGAAATTATGAAAATCCCTACTAGTTACCTAATCAGCTACTACCAGATACCTCCGGTATCTAGTACTACCTGACATGGCCTGTCAAATTTCGTGAGTGATTTCTTGAGAAGCTGTGATCTGTTCACCGCTTGTGTCTTCCGCTACTACCTCATGTTCGTAGCTCACAAGAACATCAATCTCTGACTGGTCGAGGGAGACAACTTCTGTTCCCGCTTCAATTTCGATTCGGTGTTGGAAGTACCTACTTGCCCGGTACAGGAACTCAGTGACGACAGTGCTGAGTGTTCCGGCAAACGTGACAGCGCCAGTGAAGGCCCTATGCAATGTTGAAGCGTTGGATTCAGTTCCCGATGGTGACAAGGTTCCATCGAGTGATGCACTGACCTTCTTTGTTACCTGGCCAGTACTACTGGTCGTGCCGGTAGTTGTCTTGCGGGCCTTCTTGACAAGAGCACCAGCCCAAGTCATTGCTCCAGCCATGGCTCGACGGAAGGTACCGGAGGTGGAAACAGCTCCAGAACTGCTGAGAGAGCCTGAGAGCGGGTGTGAGGTCTTCCTGCTCAAGGTGCTGCTGGAGGACACAGAACCAGTCACCGCTCGTCCTGTGAGATTCTGAAGCACTCCTGACGGGGTGATGGCACCTACCAGGGACAGGAGCTTCAGCTTGATCGTGCTGATCGTGGCCTCAGGGGTGATGGTCCCCTCAGTCGAGATCTGGGCTTCCTTCGTGATCCCGCCACTAGAGGCCAAAGACCCAACCTTCGAGGTGAACACCTTCACCTTGAGAAGACCGGCCATGGTGACCGTGCCCACGACAGCCAAGAACTCTGCCGAGAGGGTCGCGAGGGTTCCTGCAAAGGTCACCACTCCCGACAGGGTGGTGGAGACACCCTTGATCAGAGTGTTGGTCGGGGTGATCGTTCCATCGACCACCTTCCCCACCTTCCTGCTCAGGGTGGCCGAGGAGGAGACAGATCCTGAAGAGGAAATGCCTGGCTTCTTGAGCATGGAGCCCGCACTGGAAATAGCTCCCAGCACTGAGGTCGAGACACCCTTGGTGATAGCCCCTGCCGAGGTCACAGCTCCGGTCAGAGCAAGGACAGCAGAGCGGACAGAAGACTGGACACCCGACGGGACAAGACTGCCCCCAAGTAGCACCTTTGCCCTGTTCAGGAGGGTGCCAGCACTGGACATTCCACCGGACATCGAAGTGGACGTTCCACGGGCCAAAGTGGCATCAGGAGTGACTGTTCCAGCGACCACCTTCTGGGCCTGATTGGTAAGCACTCCTGAACTACTGGCTGATCCAGTGAGGGAACGCTGAACCTTCATCACCAAAGAACCAGCAAGACTCATGGTTCCGGCTATTGCCTGCTGGACCAACCCAGCGATGTAGTTGGTGGCCAGGGTGGCGGCAGAGGTGACTGCTCCCGCCAGTTTCTTCCCTGCCTTGTTGAGCAAGGTTCCCGAGAGAGGACCAATCACCACGATGTCGTCGTAGTAGGTGTCCATCGGGTTGAGGCTGTCGTCGTAGTCCTCACCAGGACGGAGCGATACACGGATGTTGTCGTAATCGGCAGTAGCTGTACCTGTGATGGTGTGCTTGGTCCAGTCGGACTCGATGGTCAGCTCGTTGGTGCCGATGTAGGCGATCCACTCTGAAGCAGTCCACCCATCGTCGTATGCCTGCAGACCCATCCAGCCCTCGGAGTTGGTGACTCGACCAACAGGCGACCCCGTGTGCTTGACCCAGAACTCCAGAGTGAAGGTGGCCCCTGACTTGATGGGTGAGTGACCGATCCCGGTGGTGGTTGCAATGTAGTGGTCTGCAGTAGTCCCGTCTTCGAGGTAGTGGAAGCTCAGGGTGCCGCTGTGGGCCTCAGAACTGGACTCTTCCCACGTGTCGGCACCGATCGGGTTGTACCAGCCACCGATGTCGTTGGCACCACCCGTGTCATCGGCATTGATGGTGTGTTGATCCCCGAGCTGACCTACCAGCGACTTCTGGGCCTGCTTGACCAAGGCCCCAGCACTGCTCACAGTTCCTGTGAGGGCACGAGAGATCTGACGCACCAGAGTGCCAGCAGATGTCACGGCACCCGTCAGTGGCTTCTGAGTCTGCTTCACGAGGGAACCAGCAGATGTCACAGAGCCCGTCAGAGAGCGCACGAAGGCCGAGACAGTGCCCAACACCCCTGAAGAGGTCAGAGAGCCGCTCAGCGTGGTCTGGGTCTCCTTGACGAGAGTGGAGCCGAAGGTCATGCCGCCTGACAAGGACAGCATCTTCAGGAAACTGGTTGCCAGAGCACCAGCGGACGACATGGCTCCGGTGAACGCAAGCTGAGCCTGCTTGACCAGGACACCGGCCGATGTCACTGCACCAGCCAGCACCTTGGAGGGCTTGCGTGCCAGAGTGCCTGCCGATGAGATTGAGCCCGTGAGTGGCTTCTGAGGTTCCTTGGTGAGCTGACCCACACTGTCGATGTCCCGCATCTGAGCCAGCGTCAGGGCCTGATCAGTAATCATCAGGAAGTCGAAGTCGACCTGACTACTGACGACCCCGAGGTCGGGAGAGAACCACGGGTCAGTACCAGCGAGGTGGAAGCCGGTGCCGAGGGTGTAAGTGTCGTCAACCTCAAACTCACCATCGAGGTACAACGAGCCGGTGCCATCGCTGCGGACAACCCACCCGATGGTGTGCCACTCGTCATCGCTGACGTGACCCATCGGCCCGCCGTAGATGGACTGGTTGGCTCCACCCGAACTGTCAATCCTGAGGTACAGCCGGGAATTGGTGCCGTCCTGTGAGATCACCAATCCACTCGTGCCGTAGTTCATCCATGAGAACCAAGTCCTGTAGCTGGCGTCGACTTGGTTGCTCTTGAAGCGGAACATGATGGTGGTGTCACCACCCGAGGCAAAGCCTGCTGGCATGTCGAGCTGGAGCTGTTCGGTCACTGCCTCGGTGTCTCGGAAGCCACGACCAGAGAGGCCGTCGACGAAGGTGGAGATCGTCTCTGTCACGATCGCTTCGGTGCCGTAGTTGGTCACCGTGTCGTTGTCGAAGGTGAACATCCACTCGGTGGTGGTGAGGTCCAGGTCGTGAGGGATGAGGTATCCCTCCAGCGGTTTCTGAGCCTGCTTGGTCGTGACTCCAGCTGAAGTAGCTGCACCAGCAAGCCCCTTCTGAACCTCCATGGTGAGGGCACCAGCAGAGGTCATGGTGCCAGCTACTGCCTGGGTCTCACTCCCGGCTGCAGCAAAGGTGATCTTGGCGGTGTTCGTGTAGGTGTCAAGCAGGCTGTCGTCACTCTTGACGATCCTGAATTCGATCTGCTCACCTTCAGCATCAGTCGTCCCCTTGATAGCCCAGGCGACCTCTGAATGGTTGTTCGAAGCAAGGTCGATGGCATCTGTGCCGTTCTCATCATCCCAGACACGGCCTGTGGTGAAGGAGCCAGTGCCACCAGTGATCCGAGCTGAACTGATGGCTTCACCAGAGGCAGTGATGAAGCTCGATGCCGACATCTTGACCATGACGGCCCGATGCACAGTGACAGCGAACCCGGTCTCGTTAGTGCCGCCCGTGTCGTTGGTTACGTACATCCACAGGCCACCGGGGGTCTGAGTTCCGATGTCAACGGTGATGTCGATGGACGTGTCGGCCCACGAGGTGACGGTCTGGGTGGTCTTGGTGGTGGAAGCCGTGTAGGTGGAGTGACTACCCAGCTCGACCTTGCCTGTGCCCTGAGCGGCCTCGTAGTTCGTGCCAGTCAAGGTGATCAGGGTGTCTTTGTCCCTGAAGTCCTCGTCGGTCTCGACGTCGGTGATGGTCGGGTCGGCGGGTGGGAACAGACTCGAAATCCGAACGATTGAAATGCCACCGGACTCGTTGACGAGACTGCCCGATGCTGTTCCGATCCGGTCGTTTCTGAAATACACCGAGTCGTTAGCGGATAACCCGGTCAGTAATGTCGCCGTAGCCAACGCAGCAAAGCCTGCTGTGCCGGTCCCTCGGTTGTAGGCAGCAGCGCCCGCCGTTTGGTCGTTAGTGGTATTCACTCGGAAATGGGCAGACGGGACAGCTCTAGTCACTGCCTCATAGGTGAGGACCGCTTGCGAGGCCATCGCCAAATAATCACCGGCGTTATCGACATCAAGATTCGTGTTCCCCGTCGAGTGGGTGAACGCCGCCGTGTCGATGTAGGGGTTCGTGTCCCACGCAAAGTCCGTGGCCGCAGTGTTGAAGTCGCCGGTCGTCGCTTCCACGATGATCGCTTCGGCACCGGCTGGGAGTTCCACTAGCTGCATAGTGCACCCGAGGAAATCTTCGCCGCCATGCTCACGAGAAACGACCTCTAGCGCAGCGTCGTCACCAGATGTCACGTCGAGAAGACAGACGTTCGAGTAGCCACCCCAATCAGAATTGTCGGTGTCTCGAATATATGTTTGGGAGTACGAACCGGGAACCGGGGTCCCGCCTTGCGTCACCCGGCCCTGATACTCCGAGCGGCTGACCGGGTTAACCTCCGTGCTCTTTATCGAGTAGACAGCCAACACCAAATTGTTGGTAGCCATGTCAACATTCACGCCAGTCCGGGTGAACGTCGCATCCTCTTCGACCGTGGCATCCAGCACCGAGACAGCCGCGTTGTTGGCGGTAGCTGTTACCGCCGACCCCTCATAGCGGCCATAATCCCAAGTGTCATCGAGCTTGAGGATCGTGATACCGGAACGATCAGCTACCCGGTTCTGCGTCCCCGTAGTCGAGTTGTCTATCCGCTCGCTGCGGACTTGTAACTCGTCGCCGGTGCCGGTAGTCGTAGAGACGTTGATAATCGCCGCCGAGAACGTGACGTGTTCCTGCGAGCCCGAATTCTTGCGGATGTATCCAGTAGAGAATCCCTCGTCAAGCTCGGTGCCCGCCAACGTGAACGTCGTCTTCCAGTTCAACCGTTCGTTGTTGGTGGTGTCTGTCGTCCCGCACTGATCCGAGCACAGCACCAGGAAGTGGCCGGTTTCCCCGAGCGTGAACGTGCCAGCCGAGTAGGTGATACCCGTGCCGACGTTGGCGACTGCGGTGTCCCACAGGAGCAACAGGTCAGAGCCAGCGTCAGGAATGGTGTCCGTGTTGGACGCATTCCTCATGATCTTGTAGTCACCGGCCGTCATAAGAGGGGTACGTCTTCCCACTCGGACGCAGGGTCACCAACTACTCGCCACTGCAGCTTGAACGTTGTGGAGTCTGGATCGTCCACGGCTTGTATCTGCTGCCTCAGAATGGTGGTGGTCTCAGATGCTCTGCTGCCTTCGTCGGTGTCTTGTGCTTCGAGTGCCGTGGCAGTTGTGGGGTCAGCGTCATCGTCGTACCACCGGAAGCTGTTCTGCTCCAGGGTCGATCCTGCATCGAGCAACAGAGCAATCAGCCACGAGCCACCCTCCGTGCCCTCGATCCGGTTGAAGGCAGCGCTCTTGCCCTTGACGTCCATGTCCATCGTTGCCGATGCACCGTCACCTGTGTAGACGTGAGCACCACCACCACTAGTGGCGAGGTTAGATGCGCCATTCACCATGGCTGTCTGCTCGTGAATAACGGTTCCGTCGATGGTGACCTGGACGTACACGCCACCACCCGAGCCGCTGGCGTTGACCTCTGACAGGTAGCTGTTCAGCAACAGCCACTTGTTCGTGCCTCCGCCACCATTGATGGTGATGGAGTCATGTTCGGTGTAGCTAGTCGATGTCGTCTGAGTTTGGGTGGTGTCGTTGTTGTAGTCGGCGTCCTCGAAGGTGTCGGCATTCAACAACAGGCATTGCCATCCGTTGCACAGAGCTATGTCTAGAATGTCGTTGTAGTCCAAGTCGATGGTCTGAGACCCGTTCGGTGCGATCCTTGCCACCGAGACGAACGGCTCGAACTCATCGTTGCTGTTGTACTGCGGGTCCATCTCTGAGATCACAGTTCCACCAAGGGTGATCCTGGAACTGGTCCCGCTGGCTGCTACTGAGTTGGCCATCAAGGCCGAAGAGATCATGTAGTAAGTGCCACTGGCAGGAGTGAAGGTGGCGTACTCAGCCCACGCTGCGCCGTTCTGACTCCTGTCAGTCAGGTCTTCATGCCAAACATCCCCGGTCTCTTCCTTGAGGGCGATGATGGAGATATTCCTGATGTGAGCAGTGTCAAGAGCAGCGGTTGTCAGGAATTGCATCTTCATCGTCTTCGAGGTGCCATCACCCTCGAAGGTGGCCAACTGGATGAAGGAGCGGTACCGATAGTCGGTGGTGTCGTCCTGGTGAGGGTTGTGACCGATCAGATCCCCATAGCTCGTTCCATCCACCACGGTCTGAGCACGGGTAGTTGCACCATTGTTCTCAGCAGCAAGATCGAAGCTGAAGATGACGTACCACGTGCCAGTAGAGAAGCTGGCCGTGAGGTGACTGGCGACGTTGGTGTCAGTCAGCGAGGTAGAGGTCGTGTTCTCTTCGGTTGCCCGGTAGACGCTCTCATAGGTGCGTGCCATGCCGCACCCCTACTCAGTCTGGGGTCGTCGGGATAGACGACCGATCAGGGACGTGCTGGGTACGAATGATCCGACGTTGGATCTGAGCCAAACGCTTCACGGCCAGCAGCAGATTGTTCCTGCCTGCGCCCGTAGTGAGGTCCAGCCCCTCAACAGACCCGATGATCAGATCGAGCTGACCCAGAGCGTTATCTCTCAACGAGAGCCTGTCTGGGTCCTTGCCAGCATCTGGGTCGTAGATAACCGAGTTGAGGATGGCCTGAATCTCTTCATCGCTGAAGGTCCCGGTCCCGTCGAGGATCGAAGAATCATTCGATCCCTGTTCACGTTCCCCCGTAAGCCCCCACCCTTCGGGGAGTTGCCTGGCAGGGTAAGCGGCTGTGAGAGCTTCATGAATCTGCTGGAGGTTCACCTGACCAGTAGTCAGGGCCATGGATCAGCCTCCAGCAGAGATGGTGAGGTCGTAGGTGGTCTCCAGGCTGTCCGAGGATGCCAGGTTGATCACGGAGAACACAGAGCGGTCCATGAGGATGCCTGAGCCCACGGTGGCCGAGGTGAGAATGCCATGCTCCACAACGGCTGCAGAAGCATCCACGGTATTGGTGGCAACCGTCTGGAAGATGTTGGCGGATGCACCTTCGACCTGAGTACCAGTAGCACGGGTGTTGTCGGCCGTGTACTGGGTGGTCAGCTCAGTGGCAATGTCGGTATTACCAATGGCTTCAGCCGTGCTGGCTGTACCGATGCCGTGGTATATGTAGTCACCCAAGCCAAGGCCATCGACCAGCTCGTCCACAACGTCGTTGACGAATGCGGTTGTCACCACCTGCATGGACACCAGGCCAAGGTCGTAGACCTGGCCGAACTGCTCAGTCTTGGGACCCTTGAACACTTTGATCCAGAGTGAGCCGGTGAGGGTCGGAAGACCGAGCGCCCGAGCGGGTGCCCACTTACGAATGCCCCTCTGGATGTTGACGAGGTTCCTCGTCTTCCAGCTCCGAATGTCCTTCGGCTGGTTCCGATGGGGAAAGGCGTTCTCCCACACATGCCTCAGGGTGTACGGGTTCCCCGCCTGAGGGTGTGGAAGGGAAGGGTTCTCGATACGCCCGTTCCCTCGGATGACCCGCATACCAAGCTCACCCGTCGGCTGAGCGTTTCCGTCGTTACGCATAGCAACTCCCTGCTGATGAGTGCGTCTTGGGTGACAGAGTAGCCCGCCTAGAGGCTGCTACTCGGAACTGCTTACTGTGGCGGGAGTGGGTTGCCACCACGGTCAACTGGCCCGTCATAGGTAGGAACGGTGCCAAGGCCGGTGTAGGCCTGCAGGGTTCGGATTACGAACCCCACGAAGCCACCCAGAGCAGCCATAGCTGCCGACACAGCAGCAGCCGCCAGGACAGAGAGATCAGGGAACTCTGCCGAGCCACCCGTCCACTCCTGCACTGCTTGAAGCGCACCAATGACTGAAGTGGCGAAGAGTGCGATGAATGTCCACAAGGCAGTGAACAAAGCTGGCTTGAGGCCAGGGAGCTTGGTGAATAGATCACTCATTGGTTCTAGTCTTCCTCTATTGGGTCAATGACTTGGACGATGTTGCTGGTAGCAAAGATGGCTTGGCGCTTGTCTCCAGCTCCAACCTCGCCGACGATCAGGAACTCATAGATTCCTGGGTTCAGTGGGAGGCCATCGACGTGATCGAGGACGATGCCCTCAAACGTCTCTGTCTCGCACTGCTCCGAGGCAACGAAGCTGAGAGGAGCGTTTCTGATGAGAAGAGCCACACGAGTGTTGGTCTCAGGATCAACGAGCCACATGGAACCTACCCCTGCCACGTCTTCGTCGACACACACGTTGCGGATCAACGAATAGGTCCCGTCGATCTCGATGACGTCGGGCACGATCTCGAACTCGTACACCTCGACCGGATCATAAGGGCCATCACCCCTAGAAACTGCAATGAGGACACCTGTCATGAACACCATGAAGATGATCAAAGCAGCTACGACACGGCGCCCACACATGACAGCTAAGTCGTCATCCCAGAAGACCCTCTCGAATCTTCCTGAACTGATGTGGCCGGTCTCAACGTCAACTGACACTACGTGCCTTCCAGAAGCTGCAAGCGATTGTCTTGGCGCTCTTGGTGAGCATCTATCTGTGGCTTCCAGATTGTCACATCTCGGACGTGATCCTTGATACTTGTGATCTCGGCCATGACGGTCTCGTGGTTCTCGTCGATCTTCCTGTTGGTCCCCTTGAGGCGATCGGGCACCGTACCGATCGACAGGGCAACAGGTGACGCAGGGTCGAAGTGCTGGTTGGTGTGAGACACCTTCTGAAACAGCCTCACCACCACAGCCATCAGAGGAGTTGTCCCACCAAGTACGGATAGTGCTATTGCAAGCCAGTCAGGCATGTTCAGTCACCAACTTCTTTCTGTACCCCGAACACGTAGTCTGAATATTACTCCCGCACTTCTAGAGACCCCGTTAATACTGCCTACCGATGGAAGTCAAATACACCACCATCTGATCCGATCATCTGAATCCACGAATCAGTGATCAGTATGGCGGTCACAATGTCACCAACGAGCTTTGGTGCGTAGTCCTTCATGAACGCCTGATGGTTACCTGGGTACCAAGCATCCCCGAAGGTGAAGATCCCACCATCACTACCGATGAGCCAGTAACCACTGCCTGTTGAAGTCGGCAACAACTTGGTGATCGGTGCAGCGATGTCATGATATGACAGATCACCATGGAAGGGAGCGTCGAACATGGGGATGACGGTCCCCTCGGTGTAGTACTTCCACATCGGGTAGCGGTACGTCTCTCGGTTGAACTTCCCAGCCGGAACCATCACGTAGTCGACCAGCTGCCCTCGACCGTCAGAGGTTTGTGGTGGAGCGTTCACCAACTGCTGGAGACGACGAGCCTCAGCGAGCAGCATCTCGATCTCACGAGCTGAGAAGCCTGGATCGAACCGACGCCATGGGTCTGCAGCTGCATGAGTGATGAACCCACGAGCACCACCCATGGCTTGCTCCCTGGTGAGTGACACCAGAGGGATATTCATGTCCACTGACCACTCAGCGATGACCCTGGCAGCCTGAAGGGCGTACTCACCCTTGCCCTCATCATCGAGGTCCCAGGTCTCATCATCCCGGTACTCCTCGGCCTTGGTAGCCATGGAGAGGTGAGCCGCGTAGTGGTTGAAGCCGTACCTGCATCCCCACGAACGCATCTTGCGAGGGTTCCACATGTCAACCCTGGAGTCACGGTCAACGACGGTGTGGTAGCAGCCCGGTGAGCTACGACGCTGAAGGTAAGCGGCCATCTTCTCAGCGTTGTCATCTCCTAACACGTAGTCAGGCATTGACTGGGTGGTGTGAAGCATGATGACTCGGAGTTCTTGAGTCAACGGAGCGCCCTGGCTAGAGGCGGGTGGATGCTCTTCGAGGTAGAAGGTGCCTTGTGTGTAGTTCATGCTTCTGACCTCAGCTCTTCGAGTTCTTCCATCAGCTTCGTGATGATCACCTTGCCCTGGACGTTCTCTCTAGTGAGAGCAGCATTGACAAGGAGAAGCTCTTCAACCATGCCACTGAGCAGCTCACCCGGCTTGTTGACGTTGATACCGCTCGGCGTTTGCGTCGCAAATGGCATCCTGATCGGCGGCAGCTCGGAGGGCTCCTCTGATTGCTCGGAGGTAGTCCTCGTCACTTCCTTTGGGAGCTTCTTTGCCTCTTCCGACATCGGCTCTGGCAGATCCACTCTTGGATGACCTTCCCCAAATTCCTCTTTGTCTGTCATCGCCATCGCTTCTCCTCAGATCGGACACCAGTGGTGGCCTTGGTTGCTTTGATCGGAACCTCATGACCAAAGGTTACTTGATCAGATTCCTGCCTCGTTCATACGCCTGACTACATCCTGAAGGACTCGCCAGGGAACAGGCGTCAGGTAGTGGTCGTTGATCCCCACCGGAATGTCATCATCATCTCTGGGTGCTGCAAACGGCATGTGTTCTGCCACGTTCTCAGCGATGAACCCGATTCTGGGGCTACCCGGTGCTTTCTTGTAGCTGAAGTGAACGGGATCAATGCTCTCAAGCATCTCGTATGCGTAGTCCAGCGTTAGTGGACGAACATCCTCTTTCACTCTGATGGACGATGAGAGGGTGCCGATGATGTTCCCGTCAGCAGCACGAGAGCTGTAGAGGGCTCGCTCGTCAGTAGTGGCAGAGACATCCTTGGAGTACCAGGAGGTCCCCAGATCCCACTTGGCGAGGATGGTTGCACCACCAATTCCACCCAACAATCTCCCGTAGCTCGTGGAAGATCCGTCATACCAGTTGTCCAGGTGTAGCTCGTTACTCCAGGCATTGCCATGATCAAGCAGGAGTTCGGCACCCTCTGTAGCGTGATCCGAAGTGACTGTCAGTAGGCCAGCACTAGAGGCCCATGAAAGCGATGCGATCATGTCACCAGTGGGGTCCTCGAAGTAGATGTTCTCACCTTGCAGGTACACGTCGTCTGCAGCCATGAGGTTCAAGTCGTCCATTGACCTAATGGTGATTGAACCAGCAGTCTTGAAGTTCGGCGGAACTGCAGCGCCGTAGATAGTCGCTCCGCTCTGGGTGAAGATGTTGATTTGCGGGTATGGAGTAACTCCGCTCGCAGTAATGTTGATGTCATCACTAATGGTGATCCCACCGTGGCCTTGACCGTCTAGATACATGGCTGTGTCAAACAAACCAACTCCCCAGGTGAGCTGGCCCGATAGGACACCGCCGTCATAGAGGGAAACGGACTGGCCAGATATTGATACGTAGTTACCAGATGACCCAGTAGCCAGAGTCCCCTCAATGGTGGCGTTGACTGCACTCAGAACACCAGCGGGCGTGACCTTGAAGTCAGAGTTCAGGTCACCGAACGCAGCATCACCCGACCACATGTTGCCCGTGCTGTCGATGTGCAGACCGTTGGCTCCACCGATGTTGAACCCGGTAGTGCCATCGAGGCCGGTGATCTTGATATCTGTGAACTCAGCGGACCCGTCACCCCTAAGGATGAGGGACGTACCATCAAAGCTTTCGATCTTGGAGTTGACCGAGTTACTGAGTGTGAGGATCTCAGTACCAATCGTTCCAGCCTTGATCTTGTCAGCGGTCAGCTCAACGATGTAGGCCGAGGGAATCAGGATCGTGTCGTCGTTGGCAGAGGTAGACCATGTGCCAGCGTTGCCTGACTTATCGACTCCTCTTACCCGCCAGTAGTAGGTCGTGTTGTTGTTCAGACCATCGACGGTGAGAAGTGAGGCAGTGACTATCTGATCGACTGTCGGTGAGCCGAAGCCCGAGTTGTTGTCGACCTGCACCTGGTAGTGGGCGAGGTCAGCTTCACTGTTCTCATTCCACGAACCCATCTGGTTGGTGACACCAACAGCAACGGTGAGACCTGTCACTTGAAGTGGAGCCGTGCTATCAGTGGCTGCTACCTGAGTGTCAGTGACCCAATCACTAACGAGGTTGAACGTTGAGATCGAACGCACACCCAGGTCGTAGGTGACCCCGCTCTCCAGACCATTGATTCGGTAGTTGTCCGATGCAGTGGTAGTGGCATAGGTGTACTCAGAGTCACCCGACCTCTTCCACCTGACCTCGAACATCGCCACTTTGGCAACAGAGGTGTCTGGGAACGTCCATGCCAGGTTGATCCAGACGTTGGTGGCATCTGCACCCGTCGTTGGTGTGAGCCCTGTAATGACATCTGGTGTACCCGTGTTCAGTGGCAGGCCACCGCCACCTTCACCAGCCTCTGGTCCTCCACCCACGGTGAGAGAACCGGGGATGTGAACTCCCGATGCACCGATGATGAGGTTTCTGGCCAGATTCGTTTCGAGCTTCTTGAGACGACGATCCAGGTCCCAAAGGATGTTGTTGGGCTTGGGTGTTTGGTAGACGCTGCTCATGTCAACATCACCTCCTTAGTTATTATCATGCCTGGTTAAATTCAGCGGT